GTACTAGATGGGGTGAGTTAGAGGAAATAAAGATGTGACCAAACGCCAATCCGCAAACTGGCTTCAGACATTTGAAAGATGGATACTTCCGCGAACAGGAGCCCCTCTAAATTATGTTACTTGGACGGGGATTTTTGCTATAGCTAGCGCACTAAAGCGTAACGTATATATTCCTCAAGAGTTATTAGGAAGCTGGGAATGTTTTCCTAACTTATATTTGTTCTTAGTTGGCCCGGCAGGAATGCGTAAAACAACTACAATGGATTTTTTAGAGGAGTTGTACGAAGGTGTTCCAGAAATAGCAAAGACTCCACAAAGCGGCAGTCAAGAAGCAATTATGACAATGTTGGTTAATCAAAAAGACGCTTCTCTAGCTATATTAAGTGGAGATTTTGGATTCTTATACAAAGGTTCTCAAACCAATTTCATCGAATTCTTAGTCAAAGCGTTCGACAAGAATCGTGTATTAGATAACATCACATTTGCTCGCGGACATGAGAAGATAGTTAATCCTTCTGTAAACCTTCTCACCGCTACAACCCCAGCGTGGATTGCTGAGAACTTTACACCAGCAGCTTTAGGAGGAGGATTTGCTTCTCGTGTAATTTGGGTTAATGAAATCGAACTACGACACTTTGAGATATTCTTTGACCATTTAGATTACAAGGCATTGAACAATCTTAAACAAGTTCTGATTCACGATTTGATTCACATTACACAATTACATGGTCAAATTACAATAGATATGGATGTACGTGAGTATATTAGTAGTTGGAACAGACACTTTATGGGTACGTTGGCTCCTAAATTAGATACGCGGATTCAAGGTTATGCAAAGAGAAAGCCACGTCATGTATTGGCGCTTGCTATTATCTTACATATAAGTAAATCAGATGAATTAAGAGTAACAATGGAAGATTTTAATGAGTCATTAACATTACTAGGACGACTAGAAGAGAAACTACTACCAGTTTTTACATCTGTAGGGAAGAACCCTTATTCGTTAGACATGGAAGATATTGTAGATTTTATTAAGCAACATGGAAGAGTTGAGCGTAGACGATTACTAGCTAGATTCAGACACATAGCTACACCTGAAGTATTAGTAAACTTAGCGTCTTCGCTTTGCGCTGTGTTTGATAGATTGAAGTATGTACAAGAAGGTGATTATTATGAGTTGAGCGATTCCGAGAAGAACAAATTGGAAGGAGTAGAAAAATGAACTTAGAATCCTTAATCCGCGAATGCTGGCAAACCGCTGAAGATCACGGTTGGCATTCCAGACCAAGGGAAATTCCAGAAGAAATTGCTTTAATGCATTCTGAATTATCAGAAGCACTTGAAGAATATAGAGTTGAAAATCCTTACTACCATGTTGTTGATGGAAAGCCAGAAGGAATTGCAGTTGAATTCGCGGATGTATTGATACGTATCTTTGATAGTTGTAGTCAACACAAAATACCATTAGAAGCTGCATTGTTAGCTAAAATGGAATTCAACAAAACTAGACCATTTAGGCATGGAGGGAAACTAGCGTGACACAAGAAGAAATGGCCCAATTGATGGATGTAATTTTTAGGGATGAAATACAACAACTAAGAAAAGCCGGTCAAAAAGAATACGCTCATGGTGATGTTGATGATGCATTCAATAATTTCAAACGTTTAGCATCTGAATTAAGTATATCTAAAGAAAAAGTATTACTAGTATATGCTCGTAAACACTGGGATGGAATTATTGCTCATGTTAATGGATACACAAGTCAACGTGAGGATGTAAGAGGGCGTATTAATGATTTGATTGTTTATATGTTTTTACTTAGAGGGATGATTGATGAAGATTCAAAATTAAAAGCTGAGGCTGAGGTATTATAGTGGCAACTGCAATAGCTTGTGGTGGAGCTACTTGGTACACAGAGTTGTCAATTGCTCATACTAAAATAGCAATAGAATCTGGTCAAGAAATTAAAGTTTGGTGGTGGGCAGGATGGGGACACAGATTTCAAGAATCCATCTATGTCCCCATTGAGAAGTTGGATTTTCTTAGAACAGAATCTGATGATGGTTAGGGAGTATTAATATCTTGGTCAACTTCAACACGACCATTTTTTATAAATCCATGCCAGTATTCACCACATTTAATGCTAAAAGAACCCGGACCAACAAATGTTAAATCATCAATGGACGTTCCAGATGGATTCCACCTTCCGGGTTTTGGGTCTAATTCATCTGGAACTTTACCAACGAACCAACAAATTACATGTGATGTTCCGATATCTCCATTATTCTTCTTGAAATCAGAAGGACATAAGAACGTAACACCGTCAGCTTCTTGATAGCTAATACCAGTTTTATACGACGTTTTACCATCAATAACTTTGATAAATTCACCTTCTAATTCTTTTAATGAATATGAATATAACATTATTGTACCGGCTTAATAAGTAGCAATATTCTCATCATAGCTTCTTCAGGTGATGCTGCACGATTCCAAAGGTCCATTAAACTATAAAATGGAACTTGACTAGCCCCAATACGTGCTAGAATGCCCATTGCTTTCTTCTCATCATTCTTGCGCAAAGCATCTGCCATATCTTGATAAAATTGAACACTTGGAGAACCTTGCCAAATTCCTAATGGACTCCAGTTTTGAGAATCAACATTTAATACTTTACTAATTCCAATTCGTATTCCTTCTGATACTAAAAGACGTTCAATAGCAGCTCTTCTCTTAGCACCAGTCGCACCAAAACTAGCCATATCAATTAATTGGTCTTTGATGTGGATTTGGAACCTTCCGTACAATCCCAATAGTCTTCCGTAAACGCTTCTCCAATAACGCGGTTGTTCAGCATAACCATAAGGAGGCATAATCTTTTGTATCATTTCTAGCCCATAGATATGTGCCGCTTCACTTATCGATGACTCAGTTCCTTGACTATAATGTGTATCAAATCTCGTACCAAACTCAGGTCCGAATACATCCAAGTCTAGATGCTCATTTAAGAATTTCGTCTTAGTTTCTGCTGTTAAATTAGCCATACCTCTTAATTCATTAAGAGTATCTAACGCCCGACTTCTACCATATTCATAAATTCCAACTGACATAACATCATGCGTAACTTGTTGCCCACTCAATGCAACAGCAATGTGATTGACTCTATTATATAATTCAGCTAATTGAACAACAGGATTTCTATGGTCCTTTGGAATTGGAGGCTTTCTCTTGTAAAACTCTTGTCCAATTATACCAAGTTCACGAGCACGATTCTTCCTAGCTAACATATTAACATCTAAACGTCCATCTTTAAATGTAACATCTCCGAAACTCTTGTTGAATACATCAATTGCTACTCGTGTACCAAACCAAGCATTTGCCATTTGGATAGCATTAAATACATCACGAGGAGCATTACCCCACTTACCTCCTTGAAAAGCTCCAATCATATTCATCGTAACAGTATTAATGAAATTAGTAACAGCTCTATCACTCACATTGAGCATTGCCTTCTTACCAATTGGACTTCTACTGCCCAGCTCAGTCATGAAACTCTTGAATACTCTATTCAATATCATATCTTCTGGAGCAGTTCTGTGCAGCAATCCCTGAGCAAAGTATGCGATACTTTCCTTTGCCGACTTTTGTAAAGCGGCATCAGGAATTCTACTAGCTTGTTCGTTCATTCTAGCTATCGTGTGGTCATAAATAGGCTTGAAGTTCTTTTCAATTACAGACGACGTAATGTAACGTTTAATCATATTAACTGGATTCATGTCATAAACACTAATTTCTCCAGTCCTGACTAGTTTCTCGAACATTTCAAAGCCAGGAATAGTTTCAGCATAAGGTTGACTGTTAGTTATAATATCTTTGATTTCATCATCAATTGGTGCTCTTTGCTTACGGTAGTGAGACATATATTGCATAATCTTACGAATGTCTGGAATCTTGTTGTAGTCAGCAAACGTCTCTAGAATCTTTTGGATTCGGTCAGCCGAGTCTCGCATTTGCGAATCAAACTGCTTACGAGCCATAAACTCGCCGCGAGACACAGCTTCTGAAGGATTCATTCTAGCTTCAACTAATCTAACTACGTCGTGTAAGTTAACATCCTTTATGCTTATACGACGAATGGCTTGGACAATTACAGACGCGGCTAGATTGTTAGGACTAAAATCATAAAAATTAACAAGCTTTTGCATTTGTTCATCTAGCTTTGTATCAGTCCACTCCTCTTTCTTAGCTTGCCTCCTCAGTTCCGCTTGATGCCGTGTAAATTCTATAACACGTCTAATATCTAATGGATGTTCAACACTATGTAGATCAAGTAGAGCGTTAGAATATTCAATTCCATTTTCTCCTGCAAGCCTTTCTGCTTCTGAAATACTCAAAGTCTCATTCGCCCTAAATACATTTTCATGTTCTGCTTGAGTCATACTTCTTGCTAATTTCTCAAGATGCTCAATATTAGCTTTTCTAAATTCTTGTTGAATTAACGCATCAGTCAAACGTGCAGATTCTTGTAAGGAACGAGCATGACTTTCTAAGTCAATTGTTCCCTTGGTCATTGACGCAATACGCTTCCATTGCCCAGACATTCCAGTAAATATAGGGGAGCGAAATAGATTCAAAAAACGTTCAGTCAATGTATGTTCTGTAACTTGATATGGAATTCTTGGAGCTTCGTCACCACCGTCAGGAACTAATGGTTTAATTAAGTTAGGAGGAACGAATTCCGGTGGTATGTTTAAGTCAGTTACTAATTCTTCACCTTTAGCTTGACTAACGCTATTGATAAAGCTTCTTACTTGATTCGGGTCATTAGTTTCTATTCTATGTAACAAAGCACCATTATCTCCGGACCGTATTTCATAACCAATTCCAACTTGAGTTACAGCTAGACCATTTGAAAGCGCACTATTCTTAAGTGTTTCAAATTCCAATATGTCACGTTGTGACGTTTCAATTTTGCTTACGTCTGGACTCCAAGCAGAATGAATTTGAGATTGGTCAAATGGAATCCAAACGCGGTGTTCTACTTTACCAACACCTCCTATATGTGTGATGCCATCATAGCCGGCAGCTCGAAGAATTTTGTTTGTAGCTCCTGGATACCGACCTTCGATTTCTACTGCATCCGCAATCGAATTCCATACAAGTTCACCTGTCAAATCTATGCTAGCATCTTCAGCCTTGTTACTTCGGAATAAATTGAGTGTATATATTAAACGGTCATGTACATTTTGAGCAGTAAACATTTGCTGAGCAATTCTCATAATTCTTGTAATTTCTGTTAAGCTCATATCACTTTCAATGTCAAACGGATTTCTAATATCAAGACGAACTGGGATTACTTGAGAACCAGCCATATTAAGATATATATTTCTAGTTCCTTGCTCAACAGTCTTTATAACATCATAACCAAGCATATCAGCATCGCTTAACATATTGTACGTGATATATTCACCAACTTTATGATTGCGATAGAAACTTCCTGTATTATCAACAAGGTCTTCAGCCAAATGTAAACCAATTAAACTCTCATTATATTTATCGCTGATTGTCACTTTCGGAGTAGCATAACCTACAGATTCTATATTTTCACCTTCACCACCCGCAACTCTAGGATTTTCTGTAAAATAACCAGCCCCTTGCCCAAACAAATTATTAGGGCCAGTTTTAGTTGGGTCAAACGCTAATGAAGGATGACCTAATGGTTGCTCACGAACTTCTGGAGTTCCATGATAAACAACTAAAGGCTTACCGGACTCGTCAACAACCTTAGTACCTTTTAATTGTTCAGCTTCAAATTGTGTCATTTCTTTGACACGTTCTAATGTACGATAATCAATCGCGGCTTGACCCCTTAAACCTGACGGATTAATAATTTCACGTGTTACAGAAGTACCAGATTCACCCAAATCCCCACCGCGAGTATTATTGAAATTTTCAATCCAAGCTCTATCTTCTTCTGGAGTCATGTGTTCTAATTCAGTGGCTTCCCTTCCAACTATGAAATGACGTAAAGCTGGAACTTGAGTTTTTGGAATTCCTAAAGTATTGGCTAACAAATCTACTAATGCATTAATCTCCCTATCACCCATTCCTTCTGGTTGTTGTGATTTCCATTGCTTGTACAGATTGAATGCCGCGTCTTGAGTCACTCGGTCTAGACGTAGATTTTCACTTGTGTTCGTTATACGTATGTCTGACAAGTTTACTGTACGTTGTTCTGGAATTCCAGGAGGCGGAGTAACAATTGGTTCAATTGGTGTAACCTCACCAACAACCGTCCCAGGAATTGGTCTTCCAGATACTTCAGGAAGTGCTTGCTCAGGTAATTGAGCTTCTCCAACAGGAGTAATTGGATTGTCGTAACGTGTTGCAATCCTAGCAGTCTTTCTAGTTAAACGCCCAACATAAACATAATCAGCACCTTCATAAGATATTCTTTGTCCTGTGTAAAATCCATCTTGTGCTATCTGAGTTCTAATCGCGGCTGTATTATTAGGATTCTGCGGCCCAAACATATACAAAGTGCGACTTTTCTTATGATAAGCCATCGTCTCATTAAATGCTGGACGAGCTTCTACTGGCATGAAACGTAATGCGCTTAATGGATTATCAACACCAGGAATTACAGTAAGCCCATCTGGCCTTAATTCAGTATGAGCGCGAATTAACGTAGCCGCAAGGTTAGCTCTTGGTAGATTTAATTCAGCTTGAGCGACAGGAGTTTCAACTAATCCTTCGCTTTGTCTAATTTGACTTAAACGGACACCAATCATATTACTAACTTCTGCTTCATTTCCAGGAATTCGTGCGGCTTCAATTTGTTCTGTAAGTCCTCTAGCTCTGTTGATTCTAGTTCTAACTGCTCCACCCAAAGCGCCTAGAATAATTGTACCTTGTGCTGCTTGATGAAATGTATCAGCAGTTTCTTCGACAGTTGCATTTGGGTCGTTGCTCATTTTAATAGCATTACGAAAGTCATTAGCTACTCTAGCCCCAAATAAATAAAGAGCTTGCGGTCCAGCAAATGAACCAACTTCTCGTGCTAGGTTAGTGGCAGCACGTAATCGTGAAGTTGTTGGACGATTTTGTAATACTCTATTTAAGACATCTACGCCACGCCTGTCTTCAGCAGAAGCAGATAATTCAACATTGTGTTGTTCGGCTATTTGAGCATCCAACCCGCTTATTACATCTTGAGCCGTTGCAGGAACGTATGTTACAGCCCCTTTAGATAACGCAACTGTTTGTAATCTAGTAGAAGATTGTCTATGTATTTCACGACTCATCAAATCCGGACTAGCTATAAGTTCAGCTCTACGAGCTTGTAATTGTTCAGCAGAAGGTACACCAAATACAACTTTATAAATTAACTCTGGACTATTGAAAGCAACATAAGCGCCAGCTAGCATTTGATGGTTAAGTTGTTGAAGAGCAATTGCTGGGAAAATTCTAGCGGCTCCAACAACATAACTAGGAATTTGTCTTGCAATACGTAGTTGGACAGCACGTTCTTCTGGAGTCACATCTTCGTGAGTTCCAGTAACCGCTTCAAAATTCCTAGACCCTCCGCCGCGAATTGGTTCTACAGGCGGACGAGGCGGACGAGCAGGAATATCTGGAGTAGTATGTCCAGTAACTATTCTTGGTAGCAGGCCATCTTGTTCTGTTTGTTCTGTAGGCGATGTTACTATTCGAGGAAGTGTCATTGGGCCGCAATTTCGGAAATTACACGTCGTAAAGCAGGCATTCTTTTATTAAGCCAACCCGGATGTTGTTCTACTGTCTCGAACGGCGATTCGGTTGAGTTCGAGCTAAATGACGCAACTGTACAATTTGGTCGGTACTCCAGCCAGCGGCTTGTAAACTCGCGTCTGTAATGCGGGAATCAGCTCTCAATGCCGCAGCCTGTACCTGCATTCTTCCACGTAAAGCTGCATCTTGTTGATTCGTTGCAGCCGGTTGATTTGGTCTAGCTGGTCTATTCGGTCTGTTTGGTCTATTAGAGCCAGTAGGAGCCGTTTGTGTAATAGCTGGAATATTAATAGACATCGGGTCTACTTCTTCTCCAGAAGCATTGACTAATGTAACTCTGCGTCGCCCAATACCTAACGAACCACGACCTGTTCCAATATTAATATCAGGCGGAGTTTCGCCTAACACTCTATAATAATCCCGCAATGATTGAACTTGACTAGTCAAAATGGCTAAATCCGCGTCATTAGGATTAGCATTGTAACGTGTGATTCCAGTTGATACATCTCTTTGCGCTCCACGTAGAGCATTAATCCATTCTGGTCTAGCTCTTTGAGCTTCTTCTTGGAATCTAGCGTCTAATAAAGCCATAGAATTACCTAACCCTAATTGTGCAGCATAACGTGCATATTCCATTCTAGCTGCCATCTTCTCAGCAGGAGTTTGAGCATACTGTAATCTCAGTTGTGCTGTACGAAAGCGTCCTTCAATATTAGCCCCTGTCGGGTCTAAAAGATTCTCACCGTGTTGCTTTATTTCAGTTGGGGGTGCTTGCGTTGCATAATCTCGTACTGCTCCTGCTTGTGTCGTTCTAATCGAAGCATCAGCAGCGGTTTGTGCTCTTTGACTAGTAGTTTGTCCAGTACCCAATCTACTAACAATGTCACGCATAAGGGTTGGGTCTTGAACAAACAAATCTGTATTTCGTCTCATCATATCAGCGATTCTAGCATTCATACTAGGCGCTGCGGCTGTAACTAAACCGCTAGAACCTGGAGTCAACATTGCACGTAAATTCTTAGTAACAGCGCCTGGGGATTGAAACTCAAGGTCTGCTAAATGTTGTACTAACTCTGGATTTGTAATCATCTCATGCTCTAACTGACGCCTAAACTCAAATTCAGGGTCAGTAATACTTTGGACACCCTTAGCAATATTAGATAATGCTCCACCTAACTGTTCGCCCCAATTAGGCATTATCGAGACGCCCATTAGTTACGCCCTCCACCCATATAGAAGGCAGTAGCATTTTGAGAATTCAAACGCGGCAAGTTAAAATAAGGAACTCCACCACGCCCACCGCTAAATCCACTATAGCCAGACATCATTGGTGATGTATCATTTACACCTAACGGTGATACAATACCACTTGTTGAACTTCCAGGGCTTGTATTGCTACCAGAAGGCATCGGAGGAGCACCAGCAATCATCGGACCAACAGTTTTAGCCACATCACCAAATGCTTGTAATCCTTGTAGCCAAGGATTCGGTTCAGCAACTGTACTTCTTTGACTTACACCTCTTTGAGAAAACTGACCAATTGCTTGCATCAATTGTTGAATAGTACCCATTTGCAAATTAGCAATGTCCATTGGAACTCTATCTGCAACTTCGGCACCAAATTGTGCTAAAGCTTGACCAGCTCCACTTCCATAACCACCATTCATTGAGGAGAATCTTGAAGTTAATGCACCACGTTCTCTACCAATTCCTCTTTCAATCTGAGATGCAAAATTACCCCCAATAGCTCCTGCTCCGGGGCTTAATATTTCCTGCATTATTCTAGCCATTGCATTTGGAGCATTGTTCATTTGGGTGCTTGGAGTCGAACCACCACCCATCATAGATTGCAACGTATTGGCCCAGCTATCCGCTACTCCAGTTGCCGGACCACCACCAACTTCCCTATATCTCGCTCCCATTTGATTTGTCTACTTTCGTGGCAAACGCTTCAGACTTAAGCATTCCATAGAGAATAACATCCTGCCATCCTTGTTTGTTCTGTGAAGCTCCGCGCTTCCTACCTTCACGAACAAAGCCTAGATGTTTTTCTAATAAGATAGCCGCATTAGGACTAGCATATGATGGTAGCTCTGCACTAATCCTATTGAATCCAAACTTAGTGAATCCAAACCTAATCATCTCCATAATCAAATGTTCACGTCCACGATGACGCTTGTCGAAGAATATATAATGAACTAGCGCGTCTACATTTGGAATAATTCGAGTCATGTAAAACACACCAACGAAATCATCTATGACCCAAAATAATCCAGTAGCAGATATATCTTTAACGCCATCGCCATTCATAAGAATTGATGCAAATTTCTGAAAGTCTCCTTCAACTTCTTGTCCAAATATGTTATGAAAATGTCTAGACTTTTCCCAAAGAGTTTTTAGATTCTCGACAGACAAAGGCATGAAATAAACATGACGTTCAATCTTGCCTGCTGGCTCTTCACAAATTGCACTAACAACTGGTTCACTAAGCTGAATTGTCACTTTGCAATCCTCCACGGAGCGCATCTAAGTTCAACTTAAGAAGTGCTAATCTTCCAGAACGTACTGTGATTCGTATTCTTATTCTACGACCATGTATATTTCTAAGAGCTACTGTGATTTTAGATTGTGCAGCATTTACTGTAAACCAATCGCGATAAAGATTCCAGTTAGAACCACTATCAGATGACCATTCTAATTTCATTGATGCAGCTAAATCCACATTAGATTCTACTAATAACTTGCGTACGTCAATATCATAATCAGGTTGAGCTGTAAAATCTTTAGTTTCGTAGATGAAATTGTAGGCATCACCATCGTCGTCATCATACGAATCATCATCTATATAAATATTACCAGCACTATCACCAACATAAATCGTAGCTGCATCACTACGAGGATCGTCTAAACCTCCAATAGTTCCAGTCAAATAGCCAATCGTTCCAGTTAGCTCTCCAATTGTAGTTCCAATTACTAACGGTTTGTCGGTACAAAGTCTAGATGTTAACGTCTGTATCAATGCAGATTCATCGTAGCTAAAAGCCTTAGTGTCAAAGTTAAAAACCCAATTGCGACTTGTGGAACCATCAGGAATGTGAAAGTGATACTCGTTACGAAACGCATCGAAACTTGCATACGCATCACGAGCATCTATTGACTTACCTAACTTAGCAAACAAATCAGTTTCAACATTGACACTAAATCTATCCATACCTCCAGCGGGATTCAGTACATACATAGTCTTAGTACGCGTATCTGCAAAGATCATACCATCACGAGAAATCTCAATAGCATTAGAACAGTCGCAACCTGTTCCTGGTAATGCATTATAAAATCTGAATGGTGCAGTATTAGAAGCTTGCTTGTTAGCTAACCATATAGACTTCTCTCGCGGAATTACCAATATATTAGCAAATCCTCTAATTCCAGTAATTTGGTCTCCAACATCACCAGGAGAATCAATTAATGGTTCATAACCAGCACCAATGTTTGTACTGAGATTCCACGTCTTTAATGGAACAGGGTCTCCAGGTTCAAATTCCGCGCTCCAATAAACAGTAATGGACCCATCGGAAGCATCTACTCTGTGAGCAGAGACTACTCGATTATAGAAACCTGTAACGAACTTAGCAATTGGTGCTTCTGGTGCAGACTCAACAGCACCATTATAGATATAAATAAGCTTGTTCGTACCATCTGCAATAATAATCCTATTGAATACTGTTGCGCTGTCTATGTACTTACCAATTGGATTTGGAGTACCTGAAATTGCAATCCAAGAAGCAATTCCTAATTTGTGAATGCTTGTTTGAGTTACACGCAGCAATACTGACTTACCAAAAAACACTCTAGATAATATTAGCTTTCGTATTTCGCCAGAATTAGGCTCATTAACAGCTAAAACTAAGAATCCATTTCGCCTTGACGACCTATCATAACGAACGCGGCCATTGACTAATCGGACACAAGCTTCATCTGGTAAATCAGAAGGGTCAATAGACGTAATCATACCACCATTTAGACGTTGAGTAGCAAGATTTATGCTAGACTCATTGTCTGTTGGCGGCGGCCTACGTGGAAGCGAAATCGCTCTAATTACGCTATTAAGTTTCGCCATTATTATACCATTGAACCAATACCAGGAATATCTATAGTAAATTCATAACCGAAAATCTTATATGCACCGCTTACTGGTTCATTTACAATATAATATACAGATTCATCAACTGTATGAGACATTGTTCCGCTATCACCAATCGCATCCGCTGTACTAGAAGTCATAGTAATTACTTTTATTTCTGTGGTGATAGTAGGTAATGCAAATGTCTTCTTTTTCAATCTAAATACCATGTAAGCTCCACCACTAATATTCTGATGGAGAACACGGAATTTAGTTATTGTAGCGCCTACCGGCAATCTAATTGGACATTGACTTGAGCTATTTGGAGTTATCATCTTGAACCAACCGTCAGGATGATACTCACAGTTATCAGAATCTGACGCTGGATTCACGTCTCCATAATTAATAAAGACCTTGCGTCCTGTTTGTGCTCCGCTTAAGTCTGACTTAAGAGCAATTGGGTCTGCTGTCCAATCAACAACAAGCGTATTCATTCGCTCATGAATAGCCTTCTTGAGATCAGTAATGTACTGACCTAACAAGTTAGCATTGTTACTTGTACTTGGAACTGCTTCATCAATAGAGAATGAGTAAGACATTGTTACATACCTTTCTTGTACTTCTTGCTCATTCCAGCTTTAGACACAGCTATAGCAATCGCTTGTTTTTGAGGCTTTCCAGAGTGCATTTCTGTTCTAATGTTTTCACTAATGGTCTTTTTGGAAGAACCTTTCTTAAGTGGCATCTTTATTCTCCAACTCGATTGAAGGTATATTAGCTAAATAATCTCTTACTTTCAATGAATCTCTAGCTGGTACGGAACCTGATTCTGCAAATGCTTTCCAATGCTCCTTCAATGTATCAAACAAATTCTCAGGATGTAACTCTAACTTATGAATGCCTACATTCAATTTAATTGCTTCTACTAATCCAATGCTACCATTAGGTCTGATAGCTTCAGTCATGAATTTGATACCAATTGATTCTAACAAATCTTGTAACTTTACGGTTCGTTCTTGCTTTTCATAAGAACCAGACTGATTTGGCCCGTAATTACATGCTTGAACTAAACGTAAATGAATCATTTCATGGTCTTTTTGCTCGATATCGAAAACTAACGGACGCATAATATGGATTCTCCATTTCTTCTTAAGATGGGCTAAACGTTTGTTCATACTGCGGCTAATTTATATTATGAATCATGTAGCGATAAACCCGTGTGTACGAGCCCGCGCAAGTAAAAGATTCAATTGCGTGATGACACTAGCTGCGTCCGTTGCGTCCGCCACCGCCGCGCCCTGGGCGCCGAGGACCTGGACTGTGTTCACCTTGTAGACCTTACCAAATGCAACGTCTATAGACTCAAGAAACTTGCAACCTGGTCCCTCACTACCGCCGCCAACGGTCTGGAAGCTTGCAAGTCCTGCAGCCGAAATGCTAATACTGAAATAGTTGCTGTCGTCGTAGCCGAGCCACAATTGAGTGGGGGACGCTTGCTTTGCAAACAGTGAGCTTGCGTGAACCTGATCTGGAAATACTGCCGAGCCAGAACCGCCGAACGTCCCCACTGTAATCTGACTCGCCGCATGTGTATGGCTCGCTGCTGCCGCTCCCACGTCGCCATAACTCAACCCATGTGCCGCGAACCCAAATGTCGTAGCAGAAAGAGACTTCAAGAAATAACCAGTTGTCAATCCGCTTGCTGTATGTGTTGAACTAACTAAATCATGATTTGTTGGTGGAAATGTACTTGGAACACCACTTAAATTTGCCCAGGGGAATGATCCAGTTGTTATAGTCCCTAACGTCGTGATTGACGTTTGGCCCACATAATTGGTAGAGATATCAATAATAGGAGCAGTACTAGTACCACCAACGGAGATTCTGTCAGTTGTTCCAGCAACGCTAATAACTTGAGCTTGAGTATACGTAGTTGATATAACATTGGCTGTCCAAGTTCCTACAGTTATAACTCCAACACCAGTAATTAATGTAACGAAATCCCAATTTGGATTAGTTCCATCTGATACTATAACTTGACCAGCAACAGATGGAGTTAATGAAACCAATCTATTGTTAGGTTGATTGTAAATTACAATTTGTTGGTTTACTAATTCGGTTATATTGATTCCACTATCAGATGAACCAGGTGTACTTCCAGATGAAATTTGAGAATACCATTTGTCGTTGTGCTGAACAAATACATAGAATACATTATTTGCCAATAATTCTGTGCTTCCCGAACTAGTATGTATGAATTCGTTATTAGCAATACTAGTTTTACCATCACCAAATATGTGTAACTTTTGTCCGTCTTGGCCTTTTGTGAAATTGGTAATTGTAATTACGCTTCCACTACAACTAAAATATTCATTATTCAATACGCTTGGTGTCGGACCGCTAGACAATTGCGCAAATACTCTACGCTCTAATACATTGCGACCTTCTGTCGCGTCTATGATTCGTTCTTGTGTATCAATACGTGTTATCATATCGCGGCTGGTTCGCTTGCGTATGATGGACTAATTGGAGTTACATCGTTGGCAAAGCTAGGATTAATTGGAGTTACATCATTATAGAACTTATTAATGATTAAACTTACATTAATCGTTGCTTCTAAAGCATCAGACGTAATGTGAATTGTTGCTGTTAATGTAACTGGTTCTAAAAATAAAGAAGCCGCGTCTGCATTTACAGTTAAAATTGCTGGGGTTGTAGTAGTATCTAAAACCGCTGTTAACCAATTAACAACAGCATCATTATAAACAATCGCAGCAACTAAACTGGCAATTTGAGTAGGAGATAAAGTACTCTTAGTCAAATTGATTAACTGATTAATGGGCGTTCCAGCTCTGTCACGTTCGGCATCAAATGTTAAAGCGCTTTCAGACAATACCAATATATGTACAGAAATGTCTAATGTAACAGGAACGCTAAATGGACTATTATCAGCGTCGGCAGTAACAACTACATCAGCTGTATGCGTCGGACCAACTAACGTGTCAATAACAGATTGATCTGGAATTACATTTCTTGGGTCCATTATACTGGTGGCCCAGGTGGAGATTCAACTGTAAACCACGCAGCGTCACCATCATCAAAACTTCCTGAAGTATCTGTAATATCAATCTCAAATCCAGATGGAACACTATCGAAGCTTAATACTGCCGGATTTGGAGCTAAAACAAGTCCATTATCTGTAAACGAACTATCATCTAAAGAAGCTGTAATTGTTAATGGTTTGACTATCAAATCGTCATACAATGCACCATACGTATTACTGAATAATAATCCTACATAAGTATGTCCTGAATCACCAGCACTAACCAAAACAGCATTACCAATTTGAACTTCATTTGAACCATCTTCGTCCGCAACATAAATACACATACGAGTATTACTAATTATTACCCTAATCCGCTTCCAAGTATCCATTGTCCAAGCGACTAATATGCTGTTTAATGTTACATTATCAAGACCGCTTGGGTTCCATTGTATTAATGTATATGTACCAATGAAGTTATCTAATAATCCAGTTTCGTTGATTGCTCTTACGATAATTCCACCAGCTTTATTAAACCCATAACCTACATAACTTCCAGTTACTGGTCCTTGAATTGCGCTTGTCTGACGACCATCTGAATATCCAGTTCCCGGAATAGTTGGTGCACCGCCTGGACCTAATATTGAGCCAGTTGCATAATTAATTGATCCTGGCGTTCCTATATCAACAGAATGTAGACCTCCAGCACCATCATCTGTAAAAACTGCTGTACCTGGATTTCCACCACTTCCATCGTCTATCGGAATGTTGATTGTTATAGTACCAGGAATTAATGGAGCATCAGTAATTGGTGTTATATATGGCGAACCACCATATGGTATTGTTCCAAGTGTACCACTAAATGGTCCATATGGAGAACGACGAGCTTTTACAGTTAAGTCTAAGTTGAATCTACCTGATTGAATTGTTGGAGCATACAAACCAGCAGTAGAAGCTCCAGCTTCAAATAACTTTCCGCCTGATACTTGTAAAGTTATACCACTACTTGGAACATTCCAAGCTTGTCCTGTATCAGCTTGGTGAGAACCCAATGTTGTTGAACCCGCGAAACCATCTTGTAATGTAGCTGCCATTTAAGAAGGCCCATAAATGCTAGCATTCGGTTCATAACCTTTAATAGATACACCTGCCTTATGCCTATCTATTTCTTCTTTAGACTCGACAGGCAATGCAGCATTAATCCATATTGCCTGTTGGTCCTCAAAATCTTTAGCCATTGCTGGATTCTTAATTAAGAAATATCCTCTGTAAATGCCGCCATAAAGTACAATCTCGTACCAATTCTTAGGAATTGGAAAACCTGTATTATCATCATCCAAATCAGCTAGAGTTATTACGTGTTTGATAACTATACTATATACAGCATCAGGAGTTGGGAACAATCTTAATGTAGTACCATAACGAATGTAATGTGTTGGTTTAGCGCGAGACGCAATAGTATCAATAAATTGAGCCTCATACTCTAAAATCGTCATCGGGTCAAGTATACTATGTTCAAAACTAATGTCATCTTCGATGCTTATTTGACGTACTGCCTCAAACAATGTAGGTAATGTATAACGTGGTTCTCCAATTGTAGTGTCAAACAACTTAGTATCTTCTGTTTGTCTAAACGGAAACATATTCATCAATGCCCAGAGTGACCTATTAAGTAATAAGTCACAACCGTCATTATTAAAGCCAGGGTCAGTTGTTAATACTCCACAATGTTTTAGTAAATCAGCTCGCAATTGTGTAATATTTAAAGTCAAACTCATTGTAGTTGTCTTTCAACTCGCGTAGCATGAACACTGAAAAACTTCTCGGTTCCTTTTTTCTCTATGAATCCAAGTACATAAGCTGGTCCTTGTACACCAATTGGAATTGACATTCTAGGTTGAGCTAAAATAGTAAATGGGTCATCACCAGCCGCGATTTCAATTACACTATCAATCAAATCGTCACCAGCGACAACCCATTCACCGTCTGTCAATCTTATAATACCGCTACGAGATGCGCGTTCAGGATTTGCAGATAAGAATAACGGAATACGCATCTCTTTCTCCAATTAAGAAAGTGCAACCAAAACTGTAACTGTAGCACTAATAGCGCTAGCTGACAAAGCTTTACCAAAAATAGAACCTGCTGTGGTACCTGTCTTAAGTTTGCCACCAGTTGAAGTATCATGAATTAACTGGTCGCCAATATTCACTGTACCAGTAGTAACTGCGAATGCAATACCAGCAATAGCTACGAAAACGACAGAACCCGTAGGAATACTATAACCAACTGAGCCTAATCCAAAGATAGCTGGAGAACCGTTGATAATTCCACCAACAACGATTCCAACTGGAGCACCACTTGTTGCCGTTTTAACTTTTCCTACTGTAGATACTACAACAGCGTCACCGACTAAAAGTGCTCCATCTGCTGCAAAGGCTACGATAACTGGTCCATTTTCCGTATCTGCTGTAGCAGGCCAACCAAACCTAGCAAGATACAAATTCGACATTCTTTGCGGTTTAGTTGTACCTCTGTAAGGCTGCTTACTGTCTGCCATTGCTTATTCTCCTTACATGTGAAATTCTCTACGGCGGCGAGGGCATTTCTCTTTGCATCAATTAGGATGGTGTCCAGTCACCCTTAATTGAACCGCCGTAAAGAATAACAATTTACGAAGGATTCATCCCAAACCAACCGTGGAAGTCCGGGCACCAGAAACCAAATCTTTCACGAGCGCGAACATAAAGAGTACCTTCTTCGTCAACTGTATCCTTAATGCTAAGACCAACACGAGCTAGATGTTGGAAGTCACTCTTGGCTGTACTAACGCCAAAGTAAGTTTCAACACTTGACTTGTAATGCGAAACAACTTGCGTCAAATTCCCAAGTCTCTTAGCAACTTGGTTAATTTGAGCATCTGCTCCGCTAAACGGTTCGCGGCCTTGTGCGAAAATCTGCATTGCAAGACCGATATACTTCGGGCTATAGATTGCCTTGTCAATCATAAGAGGTTCAGGGTCGCCATTCCAGTTTTTGGCTAGTTCAGCCAATTCAAGAAGAGCCGCCCAGCCTGCTAGACTAAAGCTAACTTGAGCTGTGGAAGCTGGCGTATTTGCCATTGTTGCGCTTGTTTCACTATTGAAAAGCGTGTGTGCGTTATGCAAAACAGCAAGACCATCAAAAGTCTTGTAAACAGAACCAGCGAAAGCGTCATCTAAGAATGCAGCAGCACGATATTCTTTCGTCAAACGAGCTGCTTCACCTAGCCACTTGGCGCCTTGATTAATCTTGTTGTATTGGTCATCTTCAAGAGCCCTACGACTCACAAAGTAACCAACCTTGAATTCCTTAACAAGACCGACCATCTTACCAAGAAGCTTTGCATCAAAGAACGTGGTATCTTCCAAATCACCAACTTCCAGCATACGATGCGGCCCAGCAATAACTGCCGCTTCAATCTCTGGACGGGTCATAGTTAAATCTTTAGCATACTGTGACCATTCTGCGGGTACTAACACATACTGGTCTCGGAAGTCGCTTCGTAGTCCGAGCCTAGTTAGGATTCTGGCTTGGCCGATGTTCATAAGTTATATCTCCCTTATGCCTGGATGTAGGTTGACATAACTTTGAAGAACATCAGGGACAAGTCGGCGTCAATATCTACAACTGTAACTCTTTGATATGCAGTAGTAGTCTTAACTTGGTCAAGCGTCCAAATTCCATCAGAAAGCCTAGTCATACCGTAATTATCTGCAATCATCGCTTCTGTTGGTGTAATTAAGGTGCTACCACTATACAACTGTCCAACGAATACAACATCGTCACCAGCAACGTAAACTTGTCCAGCGGAGTATGGTTCTCCAGAAGGCGGAGTAACGGCGATGACAGTATCCGCTAAACTCCTACCAGGTCCGCTGAATGCAGCATTTGCAGCAAATCCTTTTGTAGTAGCAAAATCCGTACCACACTCTGCTAGCTGTCCGTTACTATCTACAGTAAGCGGAGCGCCAGCAATGAATGTTTCAGCACTTTTAACTGTAAGAGAGCGAGCTGAGAAAGTTCGCTTTCCTCCCAGTTGTGCTGGTCTAATCTGTACAGCACTCATGATTAAATTTCCTTAGGAGACGTAACTACCTGCGCTGTAGATTCATCTTTGAGAGATACTTCCGGGCCTAATGTACTGATGTTCTTCCTAAGCTGTACACCTTCTCGTGGTTGTTTCATATGTGCATGTTCAAAACGTTCCCTGCGAACTTCCTCTTGTAATTCGTGGTCCTCTTTAGAGCATACCATAAAAATTACATCGCCAATTCTCATTGACGTACCATCACCATGAGGCATTGCATCTTTCTGACCGAACTTCTTTGGGTCTGCAATTTCGTAACCTAAGAGCTGCATTCTAGTAACTTCCATGTTATCATTACCATCATAACGTACCCATTGACCGTGCATAGCATCTGGTAAATTTACAGCTTGTAATCTATCACTAATGTAACCTCTGTCCATAACTTGTGCGAATTTAGCCTTTTTAGCTGCACGGATTTCTTCAGTTGTCAATGTAACTACAGCACCTTTAGGTGTGGCAACTGGCTGAGTTTCGCTCACTTCTGCTCTCCTGTTTTCAACGTAGCATTAATATGGTCAAACGAAACTTCATCTGTGCCATCTACTATTGCCAAATATGCCTCATCAGATAGATTTCTTGACTTAGCTAAACGCTTTTCAGATTCTGTCAATTGACGCATTTTCGGTACCTGCGGTTCTGGTCTAGGTGAAGCGCTTGGCGGAATTGCGCCGCTTACGGGCGGTATTACTGGAGCAATTGGTTTCTCATCAAAATTAATGTCATTACCTAAATCCCCAAAAGCCGCCGCTCCACGAATTGAATACAATGTGAATTGTAAATTCTGTTCAGTTGGAGCAACCTTACCCATCGCATCATCAATCAAATGTTCTGCTTTTTCAAACACAGATTTGAACTTTGGATTGTTACGGTACTTATTCTTCAACTTCTCATAAGCACTTCCATAAGCCAAACCTTGCGCTGCTTCCTTTAAAGGAGCAACTGCTTCTTCCATTAGTCTCTTAACAGCATTAACAGGGTCGGCGTAGAAGTCATCTTTGGAGATTGCTGGAGTATCATCTTTTGCTTTACCCTTTAATGCTTCTAATTCAGCTTCTAATTCTTGATTGCGTCTTGATTGAATAGAAGCTGCTTCATTTCCTAATCTAGCGGCTTCTTTCAAGAAAGCTGCATCTTCCTTAGATAGCCCAGGTGGAGGCGTTTCTACTTTCACTATCAACGTTCCGTCCGCGTTCTTTAACGGATCGATTAACGTCCCGTCCTGATTCTGGTTCGGTCCCAAGTCCGGCATTGCTAGAATCTCCCCTGATTGAGTTAAGTAAGAACAAACATCTAGAAACACCCTTTGCGTAACCGCGTTTTGTTAATGCGTCTTCACTATTTTTGAATTCTGCTAATTCTCTTAGAGCTACTTGTTCTATACGTTGAACCGCATTATATACTAAACGAAATTCTCTAGATTTGCTGAACGCCGCCAGGGTTTCCAGGTCCGAGTTGTCCAACGGGTTGGCCGGGCTGTCCTGGAAGAATTGGTCCGCCATTTTGTCCTTTCGACTGAGCTTGAGCTAAATCAGCAAAGAGCTTAATTAAGAACTTCTTCATAGAAATCTTGCTTTCATCACGCACGTCGTATGTTTCTAAGAACTGTTCAAATATCTCACTTGATGCTAATATACCTTCTTGAGCAATTGGTCCTACTGCTAACGGAACACCTAATTGAGCAGCCTGGAGAATTCCAGTTAAGAATTGTTGAGTAACTTGACCAATTTGCATCCAATTCGTTCTGTCTACAGATTTATTGCTATTTAAACCTACAGCAGTAAGCTCAAATAAAGCTGAATCTTTAATCAATTCAGGTGGAGCACTCAACACTTGAGCTATCAATTGTGCATCTTCAGGATGAGTCATCATGTACATATCTAACGTTCTACTACCAAATTGTTGTGTTATTAACAACCCATCTACATAACAACGGCTTACGAAATCTCTTATGTTATAGAGATTTAAATCTTGTTTCTTAGAACCCTCTTGTAATCGTAATGTTGTATCTGTAGCTGTTCCAGGAGTACCTTGTTGCGGCATTCCTTGTGTTAATTCATTAACTCCTACTCTTTGTTGTTCATATAATAAAGCTGCTTGTTCATTAGCAAATGCGCTTGTGTAAACTTCCATTGCTTGAATCGGTTCAATGTGGGTCATGTCGTCTAGAATCCACATTTTACCAGGAAATATCGGTTCGTCCGGACCATAATTGCTTAATCTGTGAACCTTAAACATCCTCATGTTTGCAATTGTACCAGCATCAATACGTTGACGATGTAAGGTTGTAACGATTTTCTGGAACTGCTCAGACTGCTTACAAATTCCAATGCCTTTCCATCTACCTTCAACTTTGAAGAAATTTCCAATTTCGTAAGGACGACGTAAATCTGTATACCAATTATACATAATAGACATAAGTGTGTTAGAAGCTCTGTGCCAATGCACTACAATTTCTTTGGTCTCGCCTTTCGGGTCATCATCTACATTAAAACTTAACCAAATTTCAAACCATTCAACTTGCTTCGGCCAAATTGGAACTGTATGTTCCATCCGCTTTTGAGAATCTGGAACGTCTTGAGTCGTTGGACCAACCACAGTTCTTTGATAATATGACTTCAACTTTTCTAGTGTGCCAGGGATGAAAAATCCAGACTTTTCTAATTGAGTCATGTAATACGGAGTCTCTAAATGAATCTCTCCACACCATTCTGCTGTTTGTGGGTCTGTAGCACTATAAGGTTGTATGTAATTTGCAATCGGACAATGTTGGAAAACTGCACCTCTCTTAATAACTATTGGAATTTCTTCTTCTTTAGTCGGGTCTAAAGGTGAAGGTCTCATTGCTGTTTTAGTCAAGTAACAATAATCTGGCTTGACTATACCAGTACCATACTTCTCAACATCCAAAATTGGACTTTCCAAACTATGATGAGCTTTAATCCCGTGCTTCAACTCATAGTTATAGAACTTCCTAAATGCGTTCTCATGGTCAATTGTTAATGCATGAAACTTAGCACTTGCAAATGGTTCTGTTCCAAATAATGCCATCCAGACTCTTGCGTGAATTGCTTCTACAGCAATTGCTGTCAACGGAATGATAATACGAGAAGCTCCTACAAATGGAGTAGTAGCATTCTCTGTGGGAACCGGAACCCAATAATCTCTTTGCCAGTTCTTCAAATCTTGAATGTAATCAGTACGTTCCGCAAGATGAAGTGTTATCTCATTTTGCAAGAACGCTTTTAACTTATTCTCAATCTCTTCGCCTAAATTTAACTGTCTTGGATAGGGCATTTAACCTTCAGCGTATATTCTAGAGTATCCTGTATCCGCGTCACGATTCTTTAACATATCAGTTTCAATTTTCTTATAACGTTCATAGCGTCTAATGTCGTGGAAGCGCCACAATTCTGGACCATAAGCTAATGCATCTAACACATGAATGTCTGTTGTAGTTCCGTAGTCTTTGTACTCTTGAATAATATCTTTGTGATCTGGATTAAACCAAATCTTCTTACTTGAAAAATATGGACTTAAAATTTCAATCCGCTCTGTTTTATTTAATCGTCCGGTTCCAGGCTTTCTTGGCTTAACTGGAACTATATTGAAGTTAATTCTCCGTTCACGCATTTCAAGTCTTAATATATCTTGATAAAGCGCACTAAATAATACTGATTCAATTGCAACTACACGAGGCTTGTAACGTAATACAAGATTGAACAACATATTAATCTGGTCTGGAACTTTTAAAGAACCTCTGAAGCTCTCTAATTCATAAACTCGTTGTGAATCTGTACCTGTTACAACCACTCCAAATGTACCTGTTACTGCTGGGTCAAAGATGATTACTCTATCTAAGTTCTCGTATTCAATTAGCTCCCTTGACTCACCAGTCATTATAGCTAATGCATCTCGTCCTTCAATCTTGTTGTAAAATGCTAACCAGTCCTGTTCAAATCTCTTTGTACCTTCATATGGGTCATTAAGATACCAAGCGTTCCAAGTCTTAATGTCCTTCTTTAGAATTTGAACTGCATCATTGTCGAATTCTTCCGGAAATATGTAAACTCCATCTTCGACAACTTTTCTAATGTAGTACTGCATTAAGCTGCCGTAATCCTCCATTGCTACACTATAAACATCGTCTAAATCATAACGTGTACCAATCATCCACAAATGAGAGTACTTTAATCTTGTAAAGAATGCTTGAATACCTTTAAACCATTGAATTGTTGTTGCTCTTTCTGCTGCACTATCTCTAGCTGACTCTCCATAAATGTCATCCAACTTCAAAATGTCGTAATGGCGTCCTTGAGATTTTCCACCTACACCAAATGCTTCAAATGTAGGTTCTGACCAATGTGATTGTCTAGGAAGCTCTAATTGATACTTGTTTATGCGTTGTTTACGTGCATTTGGTACTAATTCTGGAAAAAGTCCCATTAAACGGTGATTAGACGTGAAGTGAGACGTTAATTCATGAATAAATTGTGCTGATTTCTCCAAAACTTCATGCCCAATCATGATTCTTGCTTCTGGACCTAAATTGTAAGGGTAAATCTCCCCTTCTATTGGTGGTAAAACTGTTTGAATGCTGTCAACGTGGCTAACTGTAGACTTATAATGTGAACGCGGCTTCAAAACCATCTTGAAACGGTCATTTTTGTGAGCTTTCAACCAACGAAACAAATGACCATGAAGATTTGGACTCAATCTAGTATAATCTAAGACACCTGCACCTAAAAACATACCATCTACTTGACATTTACGACGCAAATGAGCTATGTCATCGGTGCTATAATGCTCATAACGCTTTTCTGCTAAACGTCGAGCAGTATCTATATCAGTTTGAGAGACGACTTGCTCGTCTGAACTTATCATTTAGCTTCTCTAAGCAACCTTAATGGAGGTTCAATTGACCTACCTTCATTTAATCTATCTGCTTCATTGCTCTTTCTAATAGCTTCTCGCATTGCTTCAGCATCGGTTGCTGTAAATATGATAGCTTTTCCTACATTTATAGGAGAAACTGAATCATCTTTAACTTGCCCGCTTGCGGCTAACAATTTAAGCGACAAACTTGCAATGAATTCTGTTTTAGTTTCTACTAATGCTGGATTTTCAATAATTGTCTTTAATCTTTCTAGAGCTGTAGCCGCCATTGCATTTAACGAAGCAGGTACGTCCTTAGAAACTGTACCTACAACTGTTTCATGTATCTGCTTACGAATTACGCTTGCTTGTGGACTATTTAGAATGTTACTAATGTGTTGTGGTGTAAAATTGAACTGAATACCTAATTGCGTATTAGACTTCAATCCTAAAGAAGCTAAAATAACAATTTGTGTATAGTTCTCTTCCCAACGACGTGGAATCCAACGATTAATCTTAGCCCTTCTAACTCCGAAGGTTATTTCTTGACCCGGAGGCGTTTGAGTTGGGCTTTGATTGACTTGGACATCAGTCCGGTTGATTTTTTCAGTCGGACTAACAGTGGTTTCCTTGTTAATCGCTTCATTCACTTTACATTCCGCCCATCTCTGTTGAAACGAACTTCATTAACTCCCACGTACTTCCAGTTGTGACGGCTGCACTAGCTTTGATACGAACGCCAGTAAAAGGCATGATTGATTCCATAGTTTTAGCTGCGTTTGCTACTGGAGCATCTACAGCTACAGCAGCGCTATTAACTAAATCAAACCAATTGCCGCCAGTAGCCGGTTCTGCATCTCCGGTAATTTGAACGCTGTACGTTTTACCACCTTCTTGGGCGTCTAAACCTAGTAATCCAAAGAAACGTGCATCTGAACCAACTTTGCGAAGGTCAATAAAACTGCTGTACTGGCCTCCATTTGCCAATGTTAGTACACCACAACGATGAGCCGACATTGTTTATTTTCCTCTTCTCCAAGCAGAATGGATTTTATCTAGACGCACGCCTTGAACTAATGCACCTCTACTCTACGTAAATGAACTGCGTCTTCTAATCTATCAATTCTATACATATTTACTTGCTGTCGTGCATTAATAATCGAGTCTATTGTATTAGTACGAACGCCTACATCATTTATAATTTCTGTTAATCTAACAAGTGCTATAGTATTTGTCTCAATTGTTGCGTGAGCTTTTGCCGCGTGCCAAACTAACACTGTAAACTGAACGACCATGATAACTATTACACTAGTCATACTCCAGTTTACTTTACCATTTAATGTCTCTTTGACTGTCATTATTCAACTCCTCCAGCTCCACTACCACTTCCACTACCACTTCCACTAGAAGCATCAGTTAAACCAGCTCCAGCGACTCCAACTGTTGTAATTAAGGCTTGTAAGTCAGAATCAAGAGAAACTGCTGCTGTAATTCTAGCTAGTAATGTAGCCATATCACTGTTCAAAGCAGCGTTAGCGCTAATTCTTGTTAAGAGTGTTGCAACATTAGTTAGCAGCGTTTGTTCATCGGAATTTAATGCTACTGCTGCACTTATTCTTGTTAGTAACGTAGTATCATTTGACAATAATGTTGCAACATCACTGTTCAAAGCAACAGCGGCAGTTACTCGACTCAATAATGTTGCCATATCACTATTAAGAGCAACGTTTGCACTTACTCTAGTTAGTAATGTTGCCATATCACTATTTAATGCAACCGCTGCTGTAACTCTGCTAATTAACGTAGCAACACTTGCTCCAAGAAATGGAGTAGCATCACTAATTACACCAGTTGCAAGTGCTGTAATTGCTGCGTTTGAGAAATCAGCAGCAACGAATGGAATACTAATTGGAACTGCACTAATATAATAAGTAGCTCCAAACGGATCAGTACCAAAAGCATCAGCAGCATCAACTGTCCAAGCATCTGTACTTATTGTCTTAATTCTGTGAACATCATATGTAGCTGGAACCCAAATATAAAATCCAACTTTAGACTTAGCTCCATCACCACTTGCAAAAGAGCCTTGAGTTGTAGAATGGCCTCCAGGAGAAGCCATTGTTCCTTTTGCTGTAATTCCAAAGAATGTGTATAATGCGTCTGCTATTGCTGTTCCAATCCAAGCTTTTGCATTTACATCAATACGACCATTTGCATCTTGGTTAATTTGACCAGCACCTGTTCCTCTAGTATATAGTCCGCCAGAACCTTCAGCGGCTACGGCTGGTAATGCTGTTAGACCTAATCTTACTGTATCATAAGGATCAAATGAAACTAATTGAATTTCAGCAAACGTTGGTGTACAGTTTGTAGGACCAGAAACTTTGATAATCAGCTTAGTCGCACCAGAATCATCAAACAAACCGTCTAAGAATTGAAGTTCATACAATCCTGGAAAGTTTGTTGCATCTACTGGAGCAAATCTACAATTGGATGCAGACGGAGCACTGTAAGTACCAGCAGTCGAACCACTTGTACCAATGTCTTGAATTGTAGCTGTTGCTGCACTCTTATAATGATACGTTGCTCCAGAAGCTGCGTTGTCTGCAATTACATCAATTACTAGACTGGCCGTATTATATAACAGTCCTGTTAATCCGGCTCCAGTAGTTAAACTGGAGTCCAAAATAAAAACTCGAACCATATTGCTTAAAGCAGCAAACTTCTTTAGTTCTTTCACTTTTCATTCTCCATTAAACGCGGACGCATAATCCAGAAGCTCGCCGCTGCCAACCCTTTGGAAGTAGAGGAACAACAATTTGATGCCTTCTATGATATGCTCTAATTCCACCACTAAATTCTCTCATTCCACCAGATGATATATTTCTATTAAATGGAACAACGCCCGCGCCTGCGGGGGGCTGACTCGTGAGGTCCAGCGCGATGGCAAAGCATCCCCAACCCGCCGACTTGCCCGCCGCTGTGCCTATCCCAGTGAGTGCGCCGGTTGCACCACTGGCGACGCTGTCTTGTGTCGCCACCATAATGTTGAGAAAGCCCGGCCCGCTGTCATTCAAATCGGCCCGCTTCGTGAATCCGGAGGGCGCTGTCCCAACCACAGCAGCGGCAGCGGTAACATCCGAACCCATGAGAAAAACGAAGTCGCACACTAGTGCCGTCACGGAACCAAAGGCAGCACTTACTGCACTCCAGGGAGACGCGTTGGCGGAACTGTTGACGCCGACGCTCGAACGGTAAGGCACCCCGGTATTGTTGCAGGCCGAGAGTGCCACGATGGCACCGATGTGCGCGGTGGCGACCGTTACAGTATAGTTGGCGGGCTCGCTTCCTCCAGCCACCTTAATCGCGGCGCTAAAATACATGCCGTCCGCTGTCGAGTGCTGTGGCGAACCCGTAATCTCTACGAAGCCTGTCGGCCAACTCGGTGCGGGCGTGGTATTCGAGTCATTACAGATGACGAAGACCAGGATATCCCCGGATGCTGTACCCGTAGGCTTCGTGATGGTAAGCGTGGTGTCCTTCACCACATTCGAGGCTATCGAACGGTAGGCCATTAGTACGGGCTCCCGTTCCCGAGATAATTCCAGACGTAGTGCGTCAGTGTTTCGCCCACCGCCGCGAAGCCGCGATTATCGTCCGCGGCCATGTCGGCGTGAATCCGCGCCTCGTAGGGCCAGGGCCACAGCGCGTCACCCGTGAGCGCGCCATCTACGTAGCGATTGACTACGTTCGCGCCGATGTCACCGGAAGAACCGGCGTTCTTGTAAGGCGACCCCGCTTCAATCCGTGCAATGTAGGAAAGGACCGGATCGGACGTCAGGTCGCCCGTACCGGCCGAGAATCCAGACCGCGCCCCCGAGGCGTTCCCAAAATATCCGTTATGGTCGTTAACTGAAAGTGTACTACTAGACTTCTTCGCTCCAAAGCCGCCGTTGCCTTTGAAGACGTTATTGGTCATGACCACAGTACTGGCGAAGAACTCGAACCCATCAAGTGTGTTCGCGCCACCCGTGCAATGATCCAAAGTGAACGGGTTAATCGTGCCGCCGCCCGTGGTAAAGCCACCCGAGGCACAGTCCCACGCCACACAATCCACCAGTACGTTATCGTTGGCGACGGCACCACTCTCGTCCACATACCAGCCGTACCCATCGTGATCTACCACAAGACAACCATAGAACTTGTTGTCGTCGGTGTTAGGCGGCGGCGCGTGTCCGGTCAGATAGAAGCCGGCGTTAGAAGAATCGCTCGCGGGCCGCCCGTTTATCGCGATGCAATTTTCCACGATGTTGTGGCTGGCGTAGTAGAGTGCGAGCGCCGCCTGCGGGTTCCCCGACGTACTCGTAGATGGCCCCATACGGAGCACGAGGCGCCGGAACGTGTTATAGTCGCAGGTCGTGTTCGGCGGACTGCCGCCGGGGCCGCCGTAGGCCATCACCACATAACGCCCGCCGCCCCAGCCCCAACAATCCTCTAGCAGACAGTGATGCGTGCCATCGCTAAGGTCGAAAGCTGCGTTGTTGTTGAGCGTCGTGTCGGTCGCCTGGAACCCAATCCGCTGGAAGATGCAGTGGTGCGTCGGCTTCCCGACCCCGTTGCTTACCAAAGTAACCGCAGCCGAGACGCCCGTGATCTTAAACCCACGGAATGTCAAGTAGGCGTTACCGCGTAGATCGAGCCCGTCCGTGATGACCGCGCCACCATCATTGGCCGCCGAAACAACAATCGGACTTCCAGAAGTGCCCGCTTTTTCTACGGAAGGGTCCGCTGAGGTATACGAACCGTCTGCCACCTGCACGGTTTTGCCTGCCGTCACGACCGACCACATCTTTCCCCACGTCCTAAACGGTGTGGACGGGCTCGTTCCGTTGTTGCCGTCGCTGCCGGTCGTGGCGAGGTAGTAGTCGAACGCCGCCGTCACCGTGAACGTCGGCATACTGCTAGTTACTGTAGAACTATTTAAAGTTGCGCTTAATGTAGTTGCTGTACCTTCTGTTGTTGGTGTTATTGACGCTGTGTAAGTACCATTATTATTGTCTGTAACGCTTCCTATACTTATAACTGCTGTTCCTCCACTATGATCGAACAATGCCGTTAATCCACCACTTGGCATTTGGGTTCCAGTTGAATCTTTTGCTGTTAGTGTTACTGTTACGTTTGAACCACCTGCCGCTGCTGAACTTGATGCTAACGTAACTGTACTCAAACTCAAAGAAGCACCACGAACAACTATTGTAGGCATTGTTGTAGTAACTGATTGCCCGCCAATTGTAGCTGTTAATGTTGTAGCTGTACCATCACCTAAAGCTGGACCAGTTGGTGTAAATGTTCTTGTGTATGTTCCATTACCAACATCTGTTGTAGCACCAAATGTACCTGTAGAAGTTCCACCAGAACTACTAATAACAATAGTAGAGCCGCCAGTAGTTAGATTATTACCAGCGGCATCTTTAGCTTGTAATGTACATATGATTACTGCTCCTCCATTTATTCTACTTGTAGCAGATACAGTTACTACTGAAACTGTTCTATCAATTGCTCCTACTGTAACACTACAAGTCGGTAATGTTGAAGTAACTGTAACGTCGTTAATTGTACAACCTAACGTTTGAGCTGTTCCTTTTAAGACTCCCGTATATGTCCAAGTTAATGTACCATTTCCAACGTCAGTTACACTTGATAACGTTCCGGTTGCAGAACCACCACTTTTCGTTGGGACTATAGTTAAACCAGCCGCGCTTGTTAATTGAACATTGTTGGCGTCTTTTAATGTTAATGTAACTGTAATTAATGAACCAGACACAACTGTAGAAGCAGACACTCCTACTGTGCATTTAGAAGAATCGACACTACCACTAATAGGTGGAACTACAGTAAATATAGAACCACCTAATTTTCTTGCTGCGTTTTGAAATTTACTAAAATGCATATTCTCCTCAATATAATACACACGAATGGGTCTGAACGTACCATCCCGTCCAGACCGTCGTCCCTAGCGACCTCTAAAGATGACCTCTCAATATAACACAATACGAACGCCGGCACAAGAGGCAAATGGTGGCTTCAAGGTATTGAGAGGAACGAGAAGAAAAAGAGGAATAGGAAGAATTAAGATAAAGAAAAAAAGAATATACACAAAAAAATAAATTTTACTACAAAAAATTTTTATTAAACAAATTGTTGAGGTCTGTTAGGGGGTTTTTCATAGATGAATTTTACCCCTCCCCCGGTCTAAGTTGACTAGAGTATATGATTAGACCTTAGTCATTGTTGTACGCTGGTCAGTCATTCGGTGCGCTAGTTGATTTTGATTTTCATTCTCAACTAGTCAAGCTGGAGTCGCGCAATTGTTTGCATTGCAAAATACTGTGGCGTTCGTGTGCAACAGTTGAGGCGTGCGCGCCATACTTATTAATTCCTTTCGCAAAAAGCCACCTTGAAGAGTTTGGCATTAAACTTGCAATAGTTTTCCTTTGTCCTGAGACTTCAACCTGGAGGTATCAAAGATGCCAGCCCCAAAGCGGATTCCAGTCTGTACACAGTGCAGAAAGCCAGTAACGGAATGCGCCTGTGAAACGTTGATCATTCGCGGTGGCTTTTCGCTCAGCAAAAGGTAGCGAGCTAGCACGTTGCGCCGGCGCCACACTTGACAAACGGCGCGGCTGGTGCTAGATTGAGGAAGGCTTGAACGCTCTTTGACAACTGACTAGGGGCAAGGCGCTAGGTGTAGCGAAGTGACACGGTAGGTACGATACGGCGCCGTATCATCATACACCTAGAGGAGTTTTTCTTATGCGTAGCATCAAGCTGGCAGTCAAGGCAACCCTTGACCATTTTGCGGAATTCGTGACGGCAACGTCTGGAGTCACGAAAGACAAGAAGTCCGGCAAAGAATCTCCGAACAATGCACGCGGTAACATTCCCTTTATCGTTGAGGGAATTCAATTCGAGAGCGACGCGGACGCGCTAGACTACTGCGCTTCCTTCGACATTTCCGTTCCCGAAGTGATTGCCGGGGCCGTTAACGAAGCGAAGGGTTTGGCGGCTCGCGCGGCGGTTTCGGAGTTGAAGATTCCCGAAACGGAATTGGTTAACGCCGGAACGCTGGCGGACTGGACAAGCCAAGCACAAGAGGCGGCAACTTCAGCGGCGGATAAGACAGTCCGTCCGGAAGTTTCGACTCGCGCACAGAAAGCGGCAGTTTCGGCAACACTTGACTCCCTTATGTCGGAAGTCAAGTCGGAACTCTCCGATTCCGACCGCGCCGCAAAGAACGCCGCAATTGTGGAAGCAGTTTTGGCGCTCAATGCGATGGGAACGAAGTTTTAACTAAACCTAGTTGCCTTGCCCCTTAGTTAGTTTGGTCAATCCTCAACGGATAAAATGAGCCTTTTTTTCTTTGACAATTCTTTGACAAATCGAAATGGACAAAAAGATAGGAACAATTAGAATATTCTAATTGACAATTCCAAAATCAATACAGCGAACACAACTATATGTGAACTTTATTTCTTTTTCAATCCAGTTAATTTCTAATCTAATCTTTTTCTAATCTAATCTTTTTCTAATCTAATCTTTGGCTTCAGCATCTTCACGTACCATATGGTCCGCCCTTACCATCCTTACCGGGCATACTTTGCCGGCGCGGATGGGGGGGGGCTCCCTACCCCCCTAGATTGAAAATAAATAGTAATATTTGGGGCGGTTGTTGTTCTTATATATTAAAAAAAAAAATAAAAAAGAAAAGAATAAGAAACTAACTCATTTGATAATATATTATATCATAGGACTATTAGTCCGCAATACTAATACCGAGGGCCACGGTGGCCCCCCCCTATCCTTGCCGGCACGGATGGCCCGGCGTGGAAGGCTGGGGCGGACCACATGGTATTGTGTCATTAATACACAACACAACATAATAGTTTGTGAAACTAGTTAATGTGAATAACTAACACCTAAATGTATGCCGAATTGGCAGATGTCATTATGACACGACTACTGCCAAAGGCGCATACTTGACACTGGTTCGGGACTATGTTAGATTGAATAGCTTGTATTGTGCTTATTTCTAAAGACCGTTTGCGAAGATTGTTTGAACATAACAATTTCTCCGGGGAAATGTAAAAATGTCCACAATACGCGAACAGTCTAACTTGGCTCTAACAGTCCTAATAGAGCGCCTGGCTCCAGAGTATCACGTCAATGCAGACAATGTAAGTGTAGTAATAAATGGAGAGTTTACCGGCGTCCATGTTAATAGATACACTCAAGAAAACGTTGAAAAGTTTCTAATAATTCTTGGAAAAGAATTCATAAGCACAATGGAAAGAATGGACGCACAGTCTATTTTCCACACGTTGAAACAAGCTTTAGGTATGTTGAAACAATCCCAAACAATCCGCGTTACAACTCCCGTAGTCGCAATAGCTGAATCCGATTTTACATATGAATACGTTGTTAGAGCCAAACATAGGACGGGCTTAATACTATCCCGTACTAGCAATCGCCCCGACATACTAGCAATGAAACAAGCAATTCACGAAGAGACGGCTAACATTGTTGGTTTTTTGGTTCAGGAAAAAGGAAAATGACTAATCCAAACGAAGAAATCGAACAACTAGAAAAGCGTTTAGCTGAATTGAGAGCCATTAAGACTCAATATTTAGCTGATTGGGATTCAGCTATTCTAGAAGATGAATCTAGGAAACCATTCTTTTTGGGAATGTACCAAATAAGTGGAATGGTTTTTTATATGAAACCTTCACGTCCAATATCTTCCGAATTACATAATGAGCTATATAAGAAAGGTATTTACAGCTATCCCGAATATGTGGCTGTAAATGTCTTAATGTGGCCGACATTTATGGAACATTTTGATAGCAGTCAAATCCGTTTCAAAGATGATGTATTGAAGAAGAAGTTTTATCGTATACTGAACGGTCCACACTACACAATTGACGTTTCTACTTCCAAAAAGAATTTGGAAATCTTAATAAGTCCAGAAGCCGATAGCGGAATAATTAGAAGGGTCGATGGTTACAAACACCTAGGTAATATAGCTTCAACTGGCGAATCTAAGTATAATGTCCAGTTGAGCCAAGGCTATATTCTTTTCACTACATTACGTTCTCACGCTGAAGAACACAAGTTTCCAATAACTTGGGTACAATGGACAGAAGAAGCCAATAAGCTAATAACTTCCGAATTAGAAACACGCGCACTAGCTGACACAATAGCTCAGTTAGATGATTGTCCAGAGTTTGACCCGAAGTTTCCAAATGGTATGACATTAAGACCGTTTCAAAAGGTTGGTGGTAAGTTTCTCCAAGTTACTAAGAGGGGAATTTTAGGTCATCAGCCAGGACTTGGAAAAACTCCAATGGCAATTAGTATTGCTTATTTGGAGCAATCCTACAATCTAGTAGTTTGTCCAGCTTCTCTAAGAATCAATTGGGCTCGCCAGATTTACAAATTCACAAATGAACATAGCTTAATCATAGATGGAGAACGTGTAACAGAATATTTAACTAACATGATATTGAAAAAGAAAGATTACAAGTGGGTCATTATTAGTTATGACTCGCTAGCTGCTAAGATTAAACGTAACATAGAATCATCAGATAATGGAACAAAGAAAGTAACCGAACAAACAATTTGGCCTTGGGTTCTGGTTTTGAATCTAGCTGGTTTCGACAGAATCATTTTCGATGAATATCACTACATGAAAAACCCAACTACAGCTAGAGCACAAGCCGCAATTCAAATGAGCAACATAGGTAAGTGTTCTTTACTAAGCGGAACACCAATAATTAATAGACCCCGTGAAGCTTTCACAGCTTTACGTTTCATTAACCCAGAAATGTTTAATAATTACGACGGTTTCGTGTATCAATGGGAATACAACACAGGAACTTGCCGGAATCCTACAGCATTTAAGGAAATGCTTAAACCATTTATGCTAAGAAAATTGAAATCCGAAGTCCAGAAAGATTTGCCACCAATCAATAGAATAGACGAGTCTCACGAATTAAGCGACAATGCGCGCATGAGATATGAAAAAGCATTAGCTGGAGTTTATGAAGAAATAGATAAACTATCTGGCGCTTTGATGAATGAAATGTCTATTACATCAATACTCGCTCAAATTACCCGTTTAAAACAAATCTGCTCCGATGATAAAATCGAACACGCGGTTGAAACAGCATTGAATTATTACGACGAAACAGAGAATAAAATCCTAATCTATTCTCAATTCGTAGGTACTTGCCACGCAATTGCAAAGCGTTTGGGTGGAGAAGCTATTACTATAACTGGTGAAGTTGAATTCTCTGAACGTATGAAATTAGTTGAAGAGTTCCAAACTTCTAAGTCTATTCATTTTGCAGTTTGTAGTTCTATGGCCGTTCGTGAAGGATTAGACTTAGACAAAGCAATGGCGGTTATATTTGTTGACCCTTTGTGGGCGCCAGCTTATCACGAACAATGCGAAGGGCGCGCGTATGGAAGATTATCTAATGAGCACGGACTAGATAGCTACTATCTAAATGCCGCCAACACAATTGAAGATTGGATAGCGGATTTAAGAGCAAGGAAGTTTGCATTAGTAAGTGGAACCATTGACGATTTGAATAGTGTTCGTAATTCATCTATGGCTTTAGATATAATCAAAATGCTCAAAGAAGAAATGAGCAAGAAAGCTTGGAGGAAAAGATAATGAATTATCAACTAGATGGAACGAACTTAGTAGTAGTCAATTCGTCAAGCGTTGAAGAAGCGGCAACGGTACTGAAACACTTCGGCCACGTTCGCGAAAAAGAAGTATTTTTACTCAAAGATAGAACAGACCTACACGCACCGAAAATGTTTATAAATTGCGTCATGGACGTAGAGAGTTTAGAGGCATTTTGACACTAAACCGAAAGGAAGTTGTCAAATGAAAATCTTCTGGGAAAGTGTATACAACTTTGATAAGAAAGGCTCAAGAGGTTGTGCCTTCGATGTTCTACCATTTCTTAGAGTCTTCCCTCCGTTAAGATATGGAGGATACACACAGAAAAAGTGGACATTTCATTTCGGCTGGATTTTTTGGACAGTAATATTTCATCTGTTCAAGGAGCCATCCAAATGAACGGTCTCCTAATGAAGTTTACGAGTGATGACAGAACAATGTTGCATTTCAAAAGTGAACCGTATTTGAATTTGCGTTTGAGAATTATCCATAACTGGTGGTTAGCTAACAGTAATTGTGTATACCTTCCAGTTTGGAAGATGATAGAAATACAAAGTCCATCTAGTAAAGATAGGTCCAAAGAACAAGAAGCTTTGGGATTCAACTTTTTCAGGAGGTAATTATGATACATTATACTAATCAAAAACTTACTATGCCACCGCAACCACCATTTTATGTTTGTACTTATGTTCCACAAGAATCACGTAGCGGCCCACAACCAACCTTTGCGTGTGCTAAAGCTCTTGCAGATGTGATGACCAAAGTATCAAACGGTGCTAATGTTGTTATTCGTGACTCACATTATGAAGTATGCGAAGAATAACTTTTTCAGGAGGAGTTAAAATGTCTGACCCCTTCCGCGAGGCGCTGGCCGCCTACGGCGCGGCTGAACATGCAAACGTTCGGCATAACATCGTACAAGTCACAGATTCATTCAACGAAGTTTGTGCCCTCTACGACGAGGCCATGATGGAGAATGTCCGCCTACGAAATTACAACATACAACTACGTAAAGATTTATCACATTGTCAGGAGCAACTATAAATGTCCATAAAAGGCGGTTCCAGACTACGCAAAGCCGGACTAATAGCAGCAATCATAACGATTGCTAAACACAAACTAACCGGAGATAGTGCAGCGGAAATATTCCGCAACGCAAAAAACAAAGGAAGAGATTGGCGTAAGAATGGAAAGCGAATGAAAGAGATTTTGAGTATGTCGTCTATTAATGAATCAATTAGCCGAAAGCGTCAAGAATTACGAGAACTAATGCAAGATGAATATGGCTATCAATTAACCAATCGAGCCAAACGTATTTTCAAGCGTTATTTAAGGTGGCAAGATAAGGAAGCAGCCAAAGTAATACCGTGAATTCCGTGTCATTTTGACACGCTCCCGCAAGGGGTCTAGAACGCTCTAGGAGCCTCTAGGGCGCACGACGGATTGGCAAGGGCCGCTAGGTAGATTCAAGTATGAAGATTGGAGCCTAGACCGCCCTAGAGGCTCTAGGATTGGCCCTTGCGTTTTTGGGCTGGTCATGTTAGATTGAGAGGCACAATAGGGAAAACAAACTAATTGAAAGTGAGGAAACTTGAGGAATCTAAAACAGTAGAAACAAAACTTGTGTGGGCGAGTCTAAAACGCGACTACTGGAGATAACACAACAAAGTTGTAAGGATTCCATGTAGTGTTCCACACAAGTTTGTTGCCCGTGGGGATGTACCAATAAAACGGTGTCAGTAACATCCCCACAATTGTTCTTTGAAAATTGGAGAGTCAAAAAGCCGCGTCTTATAATAATGACTTGAGCTATAGCGGCGGCGCGTATCCCGTTGGTGAATTCCTGCCACGACTCGCCTAGTGAGTCAAAACGGTCAACAAAAACTCACACTCTCCAAAGTAAAAAGGCTTGGCAGGTTGTATCCTCGCACCTGGCGTAAAATGATAACATCTAATAGAGTTAACAGGGAAAAAGAGTTATCATAACCTGTCAAGCTGCCTTACAAAAGTAAAAGACGCTCTAACTCAATCGGTAGAGTACCTGACTTTTAATCAGGAAGTTGTGGGTTCAATTCCCACGGGCGTCATTTGAGGGAGAATGTAACCTAGTAACTATAGTGAAGTGCAATAAGCTATAGTGGACGTGGCTTGACCAAAATTGCATAACTGGTCTAGTTATTCTCCCTCAATCTAAAATACAAGAATTCGTGTAGCATCATAGGTAATTGGCACCACTCAGTCTACCCAACGTAATGGAACAACTGAAAACCGGACCAATTATATCAAACTCTTGTTGTCAAAAGAATTACGTGCAAACAAGATTGGTGCTACACGATTCTTTTTTCTTCAATAGCTACCGGAGTTCCTAAGTATGATTCAGCCATTTAATATTACAGTCAAACGAAATAATAAAGAACACAACATAACAGTGCTATTTGGTATGTTATTCACAATTCTAGTAATCACAGCAATTGCCGCTTTTCTTCAAACGAGGCGGCCTTTTGTGTTACACAAAGCTCCAACAGTAATTCCTTGCAATCCTTTGTTCCATCACGTTACAACTAAAGATGAATTAATCAACATGTTGTTAGCCAGACCTGAATGTGGTGCTTTGTTTACTCGTTCATTCCGCGACTCTCTTTATTTAGACGCGGCACAATGATTAAATATACAATCACAAACGAAGATATTAGAGACTTATTCCGTGCTTACACAAATCGGCCATTTAAGAAACAAGTAGTGTATCCAGAATCATTTCGCTTAGAGCTGGACAGAATTCTTTCTGGCAGGCCAAAATCTGAAATTAGAGTAGGGACGATGTGAAATTACTCCAAATCGAACAACACCTAGAAATAACTCCACGTGCTCACAAGATAAAAATTGCTGCTAAGAATCTAGTCGTTCCAGTCCGTACAATTGGAGACAACAAGTTTTTAGCAAAAGGTGGTTTTCCAACAGAAGTTTCCAAAGTAGTATTCTGTAACAATCCTTGTTGTGAACTTATTGATAAGATTGAGAAGCCGAAGATATGATAATAATGGTCTGCCTTATAATCGCGTTTGTCTGTAGTTTTGCTATGAATATTTCAAACATCTATAAAGCGAACAACGCAAAATGAAAGTCCTAGTTATAATTATCGTCGCTCTAATAGCCATCTTTGGAACAGTAATCCTAAGTGCTTACTTTGAGAGTAATAATGAGTAAGCCTAAACTATTAATTTATGCCGATGCCGGCCAACCCACCGGATTTGAAAAAATCACACGCGGTTTGGCTACTAATTTAATGGACTATTACGATTTAACTGTAGCTGGTATTGGTTATTATGGACAACGTGATGTTGCTTACTATACATTTCCCGTAATTCCCGCTACGTTAAATCCATCTAAAGATTTCATGGGTTTGGGTTATTTCAATAATATTCTCGAAGAAACCGAACCAGATGTAATTCTATTCATCCAAGACGTTTGGAATGTTTTACCTTTAGCAGCAAAAAAACCAATTGACTTACCATCCGTAATATATACATTACCGGACAGTCCAAATCTAAAGTGGATTTATGGTTTTGGTTTAGGTCTTCATAGTAATGTAGTAACTCCAACGCATTTTGGTGCTAGAGAATTAGTAGCAAGTGTTCAATCAGCATTAACTGAAATGAAACCTGGCTTGAGCGAAACTGAACCAACGCGAACAATTAGTCTAAAGGATTCGGCTCATAATGTAGTGGTTCGTCTAGATAGATTAGCAGCTTTTCAGAATGAGACTAACATCAATGTTGTTCCAATTGGAATTAATCCTGTTCCAGACATTATAACAAAAGCAAAAGCTCGTGAACAAGTCAATTTACCTAAAGATGCTTTCATCATTCTAAACGTTAATACGAATAGTTTTCGTAAACGCCTAGACTTAACATTAGTAGCATTCAGCCGAGTTTTGGATTTCATTCCTGATGCTCACTTAGTTCTCCACGCGCAAGGCGACCAAACAACTGGTTGGGATTTGAAGCAATTGATAAAGTTACTCAATTTAACAAATGACAACATTACTATATTCACAGATAAGCTAACAGAAATTGAATTATTTATGTTGTATAAGTGTGCAGACGTTCAAATTAATACATCAACTGGTGAAGGTTGGGGACTCCCTGCAATTGAAGGTTGGCAAGTTGGAGTACCTCAATTAGTACCAGATTGGTCAGCAACAAGAGAAATCTGGTCAGAGGATGCTAGGATTCGTACCAAGCCACATGGTTTTCATTATAGTAATGTAAACACAATGCACGGACGCATATCTGTTAGTGATTTAGTTAATAAGATTTGCAATTTGTCTAGATTAAGAACTAACCCAGTTATAACCCTAAGAGAATGGCCTTCTATAGCAGCCGAGTTTAATATAATTATCAAACACGCTCTAAATGAGCCTCCAATGAGGGAGATGACATTATCACAAGTGTTTAATGAAAGACTGGTTCATGTTGAAAGTGAAGCGGTTAAACAGATGTTGTATTTATGAAAACTAACTTTAAATCTCAATTACCAGAAATTATCAAGTCTCGTTGCGTTGTTAATGAAAACGAATGCTGGGTGTGGCAAGGCGCCACAAAAGATGGCTATGGTTATATAAGATCTCATAGAAAATTACGACGTACACACAGAGTTATGTATGAAGCGCTTCAAGAAATTATACCCGAAGGAATGGAGTTAGATCATCTATGCAGAAATCACTCTTGTTGCAATCCAATGCACTTAGAAGTAGTTTCTCACAAAGAAAATGTAAGACGCGGGATTTCAGCAAAGTTGACAGTTAGCCAAGTAACAGAAATTAGAAGGCGTGTAGTAGCTTGTGGTCTTACAAAAGGATACTACAAAAGATTTTACAGGCGGCTGGCGAGAGAATATAACGTAACATCAGCACTAATTGGATACATTGTGCGAGAAGATGCATGGATCATTTAAAAGGGAGAATAAAATGTTTTCATTTTTGGGTCGTGGCTGGAAGACGATTACCGGGGCAATACTTTGGTCGGTTGCTCACGCTGGACTAGTAACTGCCACCGTTGGTTTAGTTGCTCCAACGCAAGCTGATAGAATTAGTACAATCGTCGCTAATATTGGTGGTGCTTTGGCGGCTTTAGGATTGGCTCATAAGGCTGAAAGGTTGGACACAACCACATGATTAACGTGGAAGAGATTTTCACATATCATTCTCCACGGCCTGAACAAATTCCATTGTACAACAATATTAGAGCAGCCGCCAGGGAATTTGCAACTGTTGTTCTTATTAACACACCAGCTTGTGCAGATCAAACGGCGGCTATTCGGAAGATACGTGAAGCAGTAATGACAGCTAACGCCGCAATAGCTTTACAAGGCACAGTCTAGCAAAAAATTGTGGGAGGCGTGGACTTATCCCGGAGACGAGCCGATAATCGAAAGATTATCCCTGCATACCTCCCACAAAAAGCCGCGGTGGCGAAAAGGCAACCGCAACGGACTCAAAATCCGTCGCCAGAAATGGCTTGAAGGTTCGACTCCTTCTCGCGGCATTCACAAAAATGGAGAATTAAAATGAACTTAAGTCCAAATCTAACTCTAGAAGAAATGACAAAAAGCCCAACAGCTAAACGTTTGGGTATTTTGAATTTGCCAGGACCAATCGAACGTAACAATTTTGATAGATTAGCAATTCAATATGAAAAAATACGAGCTTCACTAGGCAATCAACCTATTAAGATTCTAAGTGGTTATCGTTGTTTAGAATTAAATACTCATGTAGGTGGTTCTAAGAATAGTTATCATATGCAAGGATGTGCGTTTGACTTTCATCCACCTCAAGGAATTGGATTTGATACAGCGCAACATTTAATAGGTAATAATCCTGACATTGATTTTGATTTGATATTAGAAGAAAGCGCTAAAGATGGTGCTCATTGGTTGCACTTTCAAATTCCACTTCCTGGTAATAAAGGTAGACGCATCATACGAGATGCTTTCTTAGACAAACAAGGCGGTACTATCACTAGAACGACGGTTGGTTAGTTAAAGTAATAGATGATACTGACGCAGAAATACCATATCATAAATAGGAAATACTTAAATGCCAAATGATGAAAAGAAAGACGAAGATGTCCGTAATAGTATCTTCGGTAGTCTCAAAGCCGCTTTAGTTCATGCCAAATTCAGCGAGCCAGTAATTCGCACGCTCGTTGATAAACTAATATTCAAAATGGAATCCGACTTGGATGAATGCTATTGGTCGCCCAATAGTCGTTCTGAAAGCTCGGCTTCTGAATTGCAAAATCTAATTAATCAACTAGATAAAGATGAAGACATTCCGGAAGTTGTTGAAGATGTTAAGCCGCCAATAATTGATGAAGAACCAGAGAAGTTGGAAATTGCAGAAGTCGAGGAGCTTAAGCTTCCAGAAATTGAGCTTGAATAATGAGACCTCATATTACATTAGAACGAGTAAACACTCAAGTTTTTCTTACGCTGCCTCATACTACAGAATTTATAGACTTCAATATTTTAGACTTCAAATTAATTTTCGGCTTCAAACCAAGAAAAGGTTACATTTACAAGTCAATACCAAACAAACAATATACAATCAAAGAAACCATTACAAAAACAATAAAATTTGAAAAAGAAAGAAAGCAATTATCATTTTTATGACTATCAGTGATTCAATGCAAACATATAGTGTACGAGTAGAAACACCAGACGGTACGTTATTCGTACATATTATTGAAGATGATGAAGGCAATCCAGTAGAAGTTAGACTGAACATTGGTAAAGCTGGAGGTCCATTACAAGCTTGGTCTAGTTGTGCAGCTTTATTGATTAGTCTAGGACTACAAAAGGCCGCTAACATCTATGATATGTTAGAAACGCTGTGTGACATTAAAGCAGACAAGCTCACAGTTAGTTCTGGTATTCCAATTTACAGCGGTCCAGACGGATTAGTACAAGCATTTTTAACATATCTAAAAGAGAAAGAACATGAGAAATATGGAACAGGACAGACCAAAGAACGCCGTGGATTCATTAAACGGCTTGAAGCTGACAGCTAGAGTAGAAAGAAGGATGGGCTCAACTGGAGTATTTGTAGACCATAATAATGAACCAATTGGTTGGCTTGGAGTTCCGGATTCATTATTGAAGGAATTCCACCAACAATATGCTGAAAGATTAGCCAGTCATATTAACTCATTCTCATTTAAAGAAAATGACTGAAGAATCAAACGAAATAACCGAAGAGTTAATGAAAGAAGTAGATAAGACTACATTGGACCCTGGACAAAGGGCTCAAAAAGTATTACTAATATTAAGACAGAACAAAGAACTAACTAATTGGGACATACTGTGTTTTGCAGTTGAATACATGGGACTAATGAGCTTACAACAACCAATACTGATGAAAGCCGCACAAGTTATCACAAAATGGTTATACATTGCACATTATGTTAATCATGGATTCATTGAGTTTGAGAAGAAAGAATGATCCAAGTAACTACTACAAACGCACCAGGCTTGTGGCAGATTATCCGAGTATTCGATGAGGTTGTACGAATACGAGATTTGAAGCATTGGTTAGAAGACAGAGAACACAATGAAGATAATGTTAATATCAAATCGGCTTACAAAACAATGATAAAGTTAGTAGAACAAGACGCAATCAATTCAATGAATGAAGCTCTTAAGCTATTACAATATCACTCTATTGGAAATAAAGGCGTTGGATATTATGACGACAAGAGAACTTTTGATACAACGCCTGCTTCCATATCTGGAGGCGATGAATGCAAACCGGACGCAGGAATTAAAGTGGAAAGTTGAAACTAATGCTCAAACTTTAGCTCGTGCGTTACGGACAGCTATTATGTTTTGTAGCAAGGTAAAGGGTTATGAACAATACAAAGACTTAACATTAACCTTCAAAATTTGTACACAAAATGAATGGTTAATTGTCAAACCAAGAGCAAGAACACCTATCGAAAGAGAATCACAAAAAGCTCTTAGAATGGGAAAGCAAATACTGGAAGAAGCCTTGTCTGTTGAACAGATTGTTGGGTTTCTTGTGCAAAACAATCCAAAAGAAGTATACTTTCCACAAGTTGTACTAAACGATGTTCAAATGAAACAACTTTATGAGTATTGTAAGAAGAATAATTTGTTTATCATAAATCAAGAAGAAGCCGGTATCACCATAACTATTGAAGATAAAGATAATTTGGCTTGGGAACCAAAATGATTGATATTGGCCCATGCTATGATTTTTGTAGCTGCTCTCATTGTTGGAACGGATGGAAAGAAGTACCATTTTGGACTAGATTAGTGTGGCGTTTACACTATATTACTCATCATGGATGGCAATAACAATAAATGAGCGCAACCCTTAAAGCTGGAACATTAAGACGTTATATTGATTTACCAGAATCCGACGTAAAATGGGCTGAAATAGCTTATGGCAAACGCAATTTCAGTAGAATTATGGGATTGCTACTAGCCGCGTTCAGGAAAACACACCAACACACTCCAGTAGAACTAGCTGAGATTGGTGCAGCAGAACTTAAGAAATCTATCACATCTGGAAGTGTAGATGCTAATTATGAAGAAGAAGGAGAAGCAGAAGTTTGATTTAAGTACAATAACAATAAAACGTTGTGCTAAGTGTAGTAGTACAACAGATATAATTCGACACCACAAAGGAAATGACAGATTATTAGGCCGTTATAATCATTCAATTAGGCGTAATTACAGACGATTTTTTCACTGTGTAAAGATTTGTAGAAATTGTCATGCAATTATTCATACAATTTATGAATTCTTGATATTAACGTACATTACAAAGTATAATGCAAAAAGGCTCCGTGTAAAGTACATAAATCTTTGTAATCAATGGTTAGGTTCATCTAAGTTTGATAATGAATACAACATAAATCACCCACGTGTTCAAGAATACTTAAATGTAATTTGGAGGAGAAGTTGAACCAATTTAAAGAACATAAAAACATAACATTCTTAAAGGATTTACCTAGATGTGAACCAATAATGATAGATTCTAGTGCCTTGAATGAATACAAAACGTGTCCTAGAAAGTATTTCTATCGAATGGTTCTTGGTTTTGCAGACAGGGAGTCTCCACCGTATTTTGCATTTGGAAGCGCTCTTCATTTGTGCGTAGAATTGTGGTTTAAGAATATAGATCTTCCAGTAGACGCTCGTAATAAACTAGCATTCAAAGCTGCAATGGATTATCATAATAAGAACATCAGTCCATTGATGATTCAACCTGGAGCCAAGTATGATTTCTTATCATTACAACGTCTAATTCTCTCATGTAAATTGTTAATAGATTTCTTCGTCGAAGAACAGAAATTAGGTAAAGTAGAAGTAATTGCTTCTGAACAAATTATCAACACAGTTCTTCCAGACGGTAATACAATTGGTGGGCGTTCCGACCAAATAGTTAGATGGAATGGAAGATTAGTAGGCCGCGACTTCAAAACAACTAGTCAAAAGTTAAAGTATTTTGAAAGATCATTAGAACCAAACGACCAATTCTCTCGTTATACATACATTCAAGGCAAGAATCATGGAGAAGTTGTACTAGGGCAATTTGTTTTAGTTATTGCTAACAACAAAACAGACATTGGAGACGGTTCTAATAAACCAAATCCAGGCCCATATTTGAAACAATTCTTAACAACACGTTCCGCTTGGCAATTGGAAATGTGGGAGAAAGAACAAATTGAGTATCATAAATCGCTAGAACGTTGTCGTGAAACAGATGTTTGGCCCATGAATGAGAAGTCTTGTTATCGTTGTCCATTTAGAAAGACTTGTTGTAGCGCTTCCGAAGAAGGAATTAAAAGTTCTTTACAAACGGAATTTATTCGTAAGCCTTGGGATTTTACATCAATTGGTGAAGAGGACTAAGTGTCAACGCCAGACGTAAATTCTATGTTCCAACGTTTAAGCGATAAGAAAGAAGCACAATCAACCTCAGTATTAATCTACGGCTCCAAAGCTGGCAAGTCTGTACAAATTGCTACGCTTGGAAATAGAAATCTTTGGATTTGTTTAGACGCAGACGGCTACGCTGTAGCCCAATCTCCGTGGTTCAAGAAAAGCTATGGAGTTGTCAATCCTTTTGTCATTGAAATTTTTGAAGAACTAGCTCAAGAAGGTTTTCACATCCCAACAGAATCTCAAGTGTATGATAAGATTTATCATGTGTTAGATTACGCATTCAAAAATTATATTGATGAATTTGATTTCGTTTCAATTGATAGTTTAACTACATTAAGTAGAGCTAGCTTGTTGAAAGCCCTAGATGTAAATGCTACTACTAGAAAGTCCCAAACGAAGATTAACATCGTAGAGAAGTTGAACGCCTTATTACCTGCAATTCAAGATTATGGTACAGAGATGAGTTTAGTACAACAGCTTATTGATTTGCTTATTTCCAATTGTAAGAAGTATAACAAGACCTTAATCGTCACAGCTCACGAAAGGCTTATGTATGCCAAAAACAAAGCTACAGGTGTTGAGGATTACAATGGAATACGCCCCGCCGTAACAGGGAGAGCACAACCTGACAACATAACACAAGCCTTCAGTAATGTTTGGTACATGAAAAGGGTTGGTTTTGGTGTATTTCGCCTATATACTCAAGGAGATGGAGAGTTCCTGGCTTCATCTCGTAATGCTGGATTGTTTACAGATGTGATTCCAGACGGTTCAGCCGCACATAAATTGAAGTATCCAAATGGTCCTAACATATCTGTCATGTTAAAAGAAATTAGAGATTTGTCGGTTCCTAGCAGTTAACCCATTTAAGGAGTTTTTATGACTGAGGCAGCAATCTTTAATTTTGACCCAACAGCAGTTCAAGTCGCATTGGGGTCATTCGAGAAGGGTCGTCGCACTTTTGAGGTTACAAGTGTGAAGGGTTACAGCAGAACTAAGAAAGACGCAAGCGGAGCGCCGAAGTTTCCAGAAGAGAAGGTGCTTGGTATTTATTTCGGTCTGAAATGTATTGACCCAACACACAGGGACCAGCGCCAGATTTACAACGGAATGGTTCACACAGAAGGTTCCGTTGGATTTACCAAGCAGTTCCTGATGGCGGCTCTTGGTTACAATCCTCGGGATATGAATTCCGAGAACGATTTCAACAAGACGTTCGCAGGAATTGGCTGGTCAATTGATTTTGAGACTGGCGCTTGTGGTGAAACTTGGATGAAAGCAAAGGGTCGTTTGGTATCTCTTGAGACTGATATTCAAGTTGATACGAACGGCAATCCACAACAGAAGTTTAGCAATCCACAGCCGGTTACAGCTTAACTGATTGGTATATCGGATTACTCTAATTGGATAGGAGTGCTATTTATTAGTATGGCGATTCTAATAAATAGTGAATTGTGAGTTCGACTCTCACCCGATATATTGGCGAGCTAACAGACGAACTGAGCTATCGCGAAGCCTCATTCAGGCCGCCAACCCCGAGCCTGGTCCAATAGAGAAATTTCGGGGACCGGACACCGGACTCGTCTTGTTAGCTCGCAACTTCTTACTTTTTATGGAGAGTTATTATGGACAGTATATCCAATCAAATTGACAAAGGAAGATATCTTTATGAGTACAAAGAAAGTCGAGAAATAACATTAAAAGACTACAGTTTTTACGCATTAGTTATGGCTTTAATGCGTAAAGCTGACTCCGACAATCTCGAAAAATTACAAGAAGCTTGGCCGGATGTTTGGGAAGAATTGCACGCTAGATATAATGCACCTGGTGGGATATTGAAATGAAAACCCCATCGTCAATAATTCGTCTGGCACACAATTTAGCGTTAAAGATAAAACCCGTTCGTAATCAGCGGGTTGTGGCTATTATGTATAATAAGCGGTATGTTTTTGGCGTTGGAATAGCTAGTATGAAAACTCATCCGCTTCAGCAGGCAAATAGTAAATGGCCCTATCTCCATGCTGAAATAGACGCGGCCAGAAATGCTATTAATCATACTTATTTCGATAAGAAAGTACGCACTTTAGATATTTATGTCCATAGAATTAGAACTAATGGAGTAATAGCATTAGCCAAACCATGTATTCACTGTGAATTTGCACTTAAGCAAGTGTTCAACATTAGAAATGTGGATTGGAGTAAATAATGAACCCAAAACGGACATTCTTAATAATGTGTTGTGTATTTGGAATATCAGCCGTAATTATAGGTTCAGCCATACACGATAAATTTGTAGAGACTTTTGGTATTATATTCATTGTTCTTGGTTTTACTGTATGGTCAGGATTAACAATCATAGAGTGGAAATATAGATAATGCTAAGAGCCTTAAGTGATATGATAGTATGCGAACCAATGTTCTTCCCCGACCAAACAAAGGGTGGCATATACATCCCCGAATCCGCACGCTCAAGAGTTAATCAAGGTATTGTGAAATATATAGGTCCAAAGGTCGAATTAGTCAAACCCGGCAACCACGTTATCTTCACAGCTTATAGTGGAACATTAATGAAGCTGGAAGATGAAGGTTTAGTTATTATCATTCCAGAAAAGTTCATATCTGCTATTATTGAGACTAGTTCGTATGAAATTCCTGGTTTGTATTTCTTAGATAAATCAAAACACTATTGGCCTTGTACATATGAATTCGCAATACAACTGATTACAAAAGCTGCAATGGAAACTGATTGGTTTAGGCAATTAACAATCAAAGAACATAAGCCCAGTAGTGCTGAATTGTATGCAAGTGAATAGTATTTATACAAGAGGCCAATTTAAAGAAATGGCAATACTATTGTTAAATCTAGCTTATTGCGAATATGCACATATTGGTGATTATGAACTTGCAAAACGCTTACTACAAAAATGAATAGTCCAACTATTTCACGTGAGACAGACGCTGTTAATAAATGTACGCATTATATACTAACAATACCAGATAGTTTCTTAATACAAGAGCGTGAACCGAAATTTATGTTAATATATTGGCTTATGAAATTGGTTTTCGTAGTAGAATCTCCTACAGACGAAGAACATGAATAGCCCAATCGTCTCAGACACATACGTCCCAGACGAAGGCCCAGAAGAAGCTTCAATTGTATTTATTGGAGAAAGTCCAGGAACTAATGAAAGAGAACAAAAGCGGCCATTTGTGGGTGATAGTGGACAAAAACTTGAATCTGTCCTCTTACGAAATGGAATTAGAAGGCAAGATGTGCGTCTGGCGAACCTATGCCACTATCAACCCACTGGAAATGAGTTTGCTGCTATTGAATCTACAACGTATTTATCTGAAGGAATTAAAGAGCTGGAGACATACTTTGCTAATCGAAAAACTAAACCAATGGTGGTCGTCCCATTAGGAGTCAACCCCTTAAAGTATTTAGTAAATCCACCAAAGCCATCTATACGCAATTGGCGTTCTTCTATAATAAGATCAGCGTGGAAGGATTTAGAAGATGTCAAAATTATTCCAACGTACCATCCAAGCGCCGTCGTTAGAGATGCAACTTTATATCCAATATTTGATTATGATTTGCGCCGTATTGCGAGTGATAGTCTATTCAACGAATTCAACTTACCACAAAGAGAATTCGTTATAGTTGATAAGAATACATTATTGTTAGAGGAAGTTACTGAACGATTATTGCAGTCATCTGAACTCTCTGTAGACATAGAAAACTTTGGTCCTTATTTAGCTTGTGTTGGATTTAGCGCTGAACCAAACGCCGGATATTGTATAGTATGGGACAATAGCTCTCATACAATGAGTTGCTTGAAACGTTTATTAGAATCAAATATCCCAAAGATATTTCAATTCGGAACACATGATGTTAACTTTTTAGCAATGCATGGATTTAGTGTCAATAACTATGCTTGGGACACATTAATAGCTGCCCACGCTATGTTCCCAGAGCTACCTAAAAGCTTAGCATTCTTAACCTCAATCTACACCCGCGAACCTTATTACAAGTTTGAAGGACGAGCTGATGATGAAGATGGAAAATCTTGGTCAGACAAGATAGATAGAAAAGCCTTATGGCAATACAACATTAAAGATGTTTGTTGTACTTTAGAAATCAAACGTGCTCAAGAACCACTAATTAATAGAGTTCCAAATTGGAAGAAAGTCTTTGAATTTGAATTGTCAATGTTACCAGTTGCACACCATATTATGAGAAGTGGCATGAGGGTTGATAATGAACGATTAACATTAATGAGAAATAGCGTCAATGAATCTATAGCTAAGAATAGTGAAATGTTAGATTCGCTAACAAATGGATTTTTGGTTTCCTCACATAAGAAAATTCAGAAGAGTGCTGTAACCCGCAACCAGAAAATAGAAATCCTGTATGAGTTCTTAGAATTACCCGCGCGAAAGAACCATGAAGGTGGAATTACAGTCGATGAAGATGCTTTGGTAAGTTTACTAAGCCTATGTAATAACAAAATAATCGAATACAAAACTGAAGAGAAGAAGCAAGAATGGCGACTGAAGTTAGCAATAATAACATTAATTATGCGCTTGAATGAAAAAGAGAAACTACGTTCGTCTTATCTAAACTGTAAAATTTCTACTGACAATAGAATCCGCTCCACATATAAAGTAGCCGGTCCTGAGACTGGAAGATGGGCTGCGGAGAAGTATGTAGATGGAAGCGGCTTTAATAGTCAGACGGTTCCCCGTGGCGAGATATAATTATGATGAATCACGGTAATGGTTATAATGATTTTGTTCATGGTAAGCACAGATATGCACCCGGCTGTTGGTTTGGAGAAAATATATTTGATTTAGCTCCTAATGAACTTCCATATTGGTTAAGAATTAAACCAATTAGTCTAATGACACGTTCTGAAATAGTAAATGAACTAAGGAGACAAACACAATGAAACGTGTATTGGTAACAGGCGGCACAGGATTTATCGCAGGGTATGTAATTGAGAAATTGTTATCATTAGGTATTGAAGTAACTACAACAGTAAGACGAATAGCACGAACTGATGAAACTGAATATTTAGATGAATGTAACTGTTTCGTTTGCGACATTCGTGACGAAGCAGCAATTTATAGTGCTGTTCAAACAGTAGATGGAGTCATCCATTTAGCTGGATTGTTAGGTACTTCTGAGAATATATCCCAAGCAAAACTAACAAATGATGTTAATGTTAATGGAACATTAAGCATTTTGAATGCTGTCAATAACTTTAAGATTCCTTGTGTAATTATTGGAGTTGGTAATCATTTTGAGAACAACACATATAGCATATCTAAAACTGCTGCTGAACGTTATGCTTTGATGTATCAACACAATTTCGATACTCCTATCGCGGTCGTTAGAGCATTTAATGCTTATGGTCCCAGACAAAAATGGGGTAAAATCAAGAAGATAGTCCCCACATTTATTAATCAAGCATTACGTAACCAAACAATTACTGTCTATGGTGGCGTAGATAATTGTGGAACAATGGATTTGATTTATGTGGTTGATGTGGCACGTATGTTAGTTGAAACACTGGAACGAGTAGCCAGTGGAATAAAATTCCCAAATCCAATTGAAGTTGGTTCTGGTATTGGATTGAGAGTTTGGGACATCGCTAATGACATTATTGAACGTATTGGACGAGGAGATATTGTTGAGGTTCCAATGCGCGCCGGCGAACATGAAAGGTCAGTTGTTGTTGCTATGAATTCTTGTTATACAGATATGGCTGGTTGGAAATATGGATTAGATAATACAATTTTCTATTATAAGAGACATATGGAGATTGAACGATGAGCGCGCGGGGCGAGGAAATCATGCGGTTGGTGCCGTTGGTGGCGTTGAGCCAGTCTGACATAGCGCCATTACGCGCTGCCGTCGAATTGCTGGTCCGCGAGGCCGAGCAGGCGCAGACCGCACCAGCGGACATCGGCACCGCCGAACAGTTGGCGGAACGCATGTACATGGCCGACCGGAGACGGCAGATCAACGAGGCGGAGGACAAGTTCGCCGCCAAACTGCATTGGGGACCGTGGGACGAATCATCCTACGAGACTCAGCAGAAGTATTTGCGGTGGGCTCGCTTGGCTTGGGAGTTACGGGAGTTTTCTGCGGGAGGATGGCTTGTGCGCGTGCTGTGACCCGCCGCGTGCCGTTGCATTGGTGAGGAAATGGTTCTCCGTCACGCCGACGCTTCGGGGTCGGCACGAATATATGGAGCACGGTGATGATGGCACACGGGCGTCCACGTGGCTGGAATCTGAGATGGAGGAGTTTCTTCGCATTCGGCGGGAAGCGTCCCGATGAACCGCACTGAGCGGGGAGGGCATGTAGCATGAGTCTGACGATCCGTTGGCTGATTGTCGTCGTACTGGCCTGCGTCCTGGGTTTGCGGTGGCGCTCAACGCGCTGGCTGACGTGGCGCGAGTTCTCGCAAGGCCGCTCGGGTACTGGCGGCCCTGGAGGAAACGAATAAAAAATGAAAGTTTTCGTCACAAACTACCACATCGCTGTGAACCATTGCCTTGTAGATGATTTACGCTCAATAGGTTTAGAAGTTTTAATGCCAAAGACGGATTTTTATAATAGCAATTTCTTCGCTCCTAATGATGAGCACTTTAGTAAGTCGCGAGTAGTACCAGTTGATAAAGAAGTATTCATGCAAATGCCACCAATGGCTATCATTATCAATTGTGACCAATTGTATAAACCATTAATGACTCTATATGAAGAGAGAGATAAACAAGATACATTAATATTCATGCCGGTCCAATCTGAGTCAATTAGTGTATTCGATATAAATGGTTCTGATTTCATTATCGCACATGATTTGAATTATTACAGGAAAACAACAGCCAAATATAAAATTCTTTACTTCTCAAAACCGTTAATGTTTCGTGCTCCCCGCGAGGAACGAGCGGCTTCTAGGCTTTTCGCAATGTTTAAGGATGCATATAATTCGTACGAAAGCTGTAATTTCATTAAAAGCTACGTAAATAATTACCAAGACGAACGCTTTTATGATGAGCGATTTGAATTTTCCAGATTCGAAAATAGAATGCGTTGTAAAATCCCTCAATTTGGCTACAATTGTCCAGATGGTTGGTTGGCTCAAGATAAAGTGCAAGATGAAATGGTTGATTCCTTATTTACACTTAGCTTTAAACGTCCAGAAACTTGGGCGCAAACTGTATTACAATCTATGTTACTGGGAGTTCCGTGTATATTTCTAGAACGGTTTCTACAATACGCAACAATTCGCGATTATTTAATTACTGTTGACAATTCTATAATTGGACAGACTGTCGAACAATGTGTTGACAGAATTAAAAGCCTACCATCAGAACAATATTTAACATTATGTCATGAAGCTAAATCTCAAGCACAATTATATTGTGAAGATTCTAACAGGAGAAGTAAGTTGAAGTGGTTATTTGACAAAGTTCAAATTAAACTGGAGCCTGATAATGAACGATCCTTGGAGACACAGAAGTGAAATGATGAGTTGTGCTTGTTGTATGTGGTTTGTGTTAAAAGAGAAATTGGTCTCTAAGATTGAGCCTACTAAAGATAATGAACACATAATTCAAAATCTTGGCCGTTGTCGTCGTCATGCTCCAACAATGAGTGGTTATCCAGCAGTATTTGTAAGTGATTGGTGTGGGGATCACAAATTAGATGAGAATAAAGTGTGAAGATTAGATCATTTATAACTGCAAGTCCAGGTAATATTCTCATCCAATCAGACTTATCTCAAGCAGAATCTTGGGTCGTGGCTTATTGTGCGCGTGAACTTAATATGAAACAATCGTTACAATTCAGCGACATTCATTATGACACAGCAGTAGTATTTTATGACCGTCCAAGAGAGTCCATATCTAAATTAGAAAGATATACAGCTAAACGTTGCAACCACGCATTCGCATACAGAATGACTGCTCCTAGATTTATGCAAGTATACAATAAAGATGCTGTAGATATGGGTATTACTCAGATGGCAATTAAGACCGCTAATATGTTTCGTGATATGTGGTTGAAACGTTATGACTTGCAATCTTGGTGGGCAGAAATTGAAGAAACATTAAGTGTAACACGTACAATTACCACACCATATGGCCGCGTTCGGACATTCTTTGCACAATGGGGCACAGAATTATTTAAGGAAGCAACAGCTCACATTCCACAAAGCACCGTAGCTGACCATTTTGGTGGGATGGTTCAAGACCAATTAGGAATAGAAGGCGGATTGAAATGCATTTGGAGAGATTGGCACGATAAATGTATGATTATCAATCAATCTCATGATAGCTGTATTGTTGATATTCATCCTTCTATGCGTGATGACTATATAGAAAGCGCCATTAAGTATTTGAAACGTCCGTTGGTTATAAATGGAGAGACTTTTACAATTCCTGTGTCTGTAGAAATCGGTACTAGATGGGGTGAGTTAGAGGAAATTAAAATATGAAATGG